AATAAGCAACTTACTACCATTGTTCTCCCATGCTAATTTTGTACAAATAAGTTTCATTTTGCTTATTATAGTGATTCCGTTGGGGTTCGAACCCAAGACCCACAGCTTAGAAGGCTGTTATACGGAACACCAATAAAATGCCTAAACAATAGCAACTTACGCTATAGGCGAATAATCATTTTGCGGCAGTTTTGCGACATTTTATGCAAGCCTACTCCACAGAACATACAAATATACTTTACATTATCATTTCCTTTTCTGCTGATATTCCACAACTAAGAGCTGCTTTACATCTGCTAAATCCAACTCTAAATCACGATAGGTAGGATTAAAGGAACGCAATATAAGCTTTCCATTATCCATATCCAAGTCAATGATACGCTTCAATAGAATACCTTCTTTATGAACTATGATATATTCCTTTCCGTCTATATGAAGTCCATTGCTCTTTACCATGTAGTCAGGGCAGACTTTACATATAACGATGTCTCCATTCTGATAAGCTCTAGACGAGCCATCATCCATAGAATCACCGCTTACCTCGAATGCTACGTACTTTTCTTTATCTTCCTTTACAATAGGGATTGTTGGGAGCGATGATATATATACATCATCTGCATATCCGCTGAGATAACCAGCATAAGCCATCTGTGGAACAAGAGGAACAAAGCTGACGCTTGAATTGATATTCGATTTGATGTCATCGTTAAACATCTTTCCTTCTCCGGTCTTAAGCCAATTCAGATTTAGCTGAGGGTAAGCCAAAGAGATATTCTTCAAGAAAGTCTCGCTAGGCATATCCGGCAATCTGCTAATTGCACTGGTATAGCTCTTGCACTTCCGCAAGAAGAATGTAGTACTAATTCCCATCTCCGTACAGAATGGTGCAATTCTGCTTTTGTAGTTGTTGAATTTTTCAATATTAGCCTCCGGCTGCAACATTTCACCAGCTCCATTAGCTAGCCAATCCATATTAAGATCTGGGAATTTAGAATTTACTCTATAAGATACCCTTGCCGTGAATACACCATTCTTCCCTATGATTGGAAAGTTAGAGGCCACATCAGCTTTGTCACAAAATTCACGTTTGGTAATTCCTTTATATTCAAGATACTTACGCAGTCTAGTCTTTGCGTTTTCGTTTTCGCTTACCTTTATAGGTGAAGAGATGAACATTTCCCCCATTCCCGTCCTAATATAACTTGGATTTACCTGCGGAAATTTTTTCGTTATAGCTTGCAAGCTTTTGGAAGACACACGATTAGTTATACGGCTGACGAAGCCATGTCCTAAGCCTACGGTATCCTCGAATTTTTCATTTGAAGTGTAACCCAAAGCAGTGATTACAGCCTTCAGTCTTTCGTATGCACTATTCATAACCTAAAATTTAATACGCAGTAAGCGCATGTGTAACTTAATTTATGTAAACATTTAGAGCTTAAAGATAATAAAGGTTAATATAGTATATTTAAACACTATTTTATTTGCACGTTTGCAATACTTTTCTTATCTTTGCACTCGAAAACATTAAATATGTTGCAAATATACATAAATATATCGTAACTTGCAAGAAATTTAATATATTTTTTGTAATATTACATAAAAAGGTGAGACACACCATAAAAACTGTAGAAAGAATATGTCATTAAGCGAGATTAAGCAATTAGTATCAGTCGCATTTCAAGCGGGACGGATGGATGCCCAATTTGAAATGGGGTTGCGTTCCGACAGGATACGCAGAAAGGATGCCGAATGCTATCTCGCATCAAAAGGATTCGAAAAGCAGATGATTGACAAATGGGTCAAGAATAGGTTAATGAAAGAATATGTAGGTGATAGTAAAAACTCACCTAGATATTATTCTCTCAAAGAAATCAATGAACTTGTTGTTTCTTGTCAGATAAAGAAAATGATTATTTAAAATATACAACTATGGCAGATAATAAGGCAGCGAAGCCTGTAGAAGGGCAGAGCGAAGAAATTAAGGATTATGAGTTTCGCCTCCTTGATGCGGATGAGATAGAAGTCCGTGTCGGTCAAGGTGGTAATCAGAAGTCACCGGACTGGTGTTCCTTGTTGCTTTACAAGGACGCAAGATGTGACATGAGACGATTAGATGAGAAGTTCGGCATCTATGGTTGGAAACGTAAACATGAGCTTATCGGTCAGAACCTCTTTTGTACGGTTTCCGTTTATAAAGAAGGCATCGGTTGGATAGATAAGCAAGATGTTGGTACGCCAAGTAACACTGAAGCCGTTAAAGGTCAAGCAAGTGATTCTTTCAAGCGTGCATGCTCTTGTTTAGGTATCGGTCGAGAATTGTATACTGCTCCCAAAAAGATATTCATCAACCTCAACCGAAAGACCGAATATTCTCAAAGCGGAAAGTTGAAGACAATTTTCCATGTTGGATATGTAGGTTATACAAACAGATGTATTGCCAAACTTATTATTCAAGATGAGAATAACATTGTGCGTTGGTATTGCGGCATGACAGAACAAGAAGTTCTTGAATGGATGAATGAGCAGAAAGAAGTATATGGTTACTCTGAACCAGCCCCAAAGAGCGAGGAAGAAAAAGACGAAAATCTTAATGAGCAAAAACAATATGCTTATCCACAATTGCAACAGGCTCAAATTTGGGAGGACGTAGATAGAGTTTGGAACGGATTTCCAGACCTTCAGAAGTCCGAAGAGTTTAAACGCAAATGTGCATTACGAAAGATGGAACTCGCACAGAGCAAGAAGGATTTAAAAGCAGTTTATGATGCTTATCCCGAATATCAAAAGAATGCAGAGTTCTTAGCTAAGTTGACACAATTTAAATCAAGATTAGTATGATACAATTGAATAACAGTGGAGTTCTTTATGAGGACTCCACACATCAATACTTTTATGATGGTCGTGAATTAAGTGGCATTACAGGTATGCTTCATCAGTATGTATTTCCCAATATGTACTCTAACGTAAGCGAAGAGGTATTGAAGAAAGCTGCCGAAAAAGGCACTATTATCCATGAGCAGGTAGAGTTGTTTGCTTCATTGGGTATTGAGCCAGCCTCAGAGAGTGTCAAGGATTTTGTCGCTTATATCAAGAAGAATGGATATGAGATTATAGGTAGCGAATATGTCCTTCGAATCGGAGAAGACCATGCAAGTGCAATCGACTTGGTGATGCACAAGGATGATGCACCGGACGATGAGGTTGAGATTTGGGATATTAAGGGTACTTATTCCGTTAATAAGGAGTATGTGCGTTGGCAGAACTCGATGTATAAGTTCGGTTTCGAAACATTGAATCCTCATCTGAAGGTTACACGTATATGTTGTATGTGGTTGCGTGATGACGAGAAGCGTGGAACAATCTGTAAACTCATCCCATTAGGCAAGCCAAGACCTGCTAGTGATGTTAAAGAATTGTTCCGATGCGAGAAAGAAGGTCGTTTGTATAATGATGATACAAAAACACCTTATTACATTATAGATAACGAAATCGCACTCAGGGACGTTCAAGAGCGCATTGCTAAATTGCAAGAACAGGAAAAGGAGTTGAAGGCAGCTATCTTTGATGGTATGTCAAATGACAACCTCACATCTTATAAAACTTCAATTTACACTTATTCCTTGAAGTCTGCTTCTGAGAGGGTTACGTTAGACACGAAGGCTTTTGATGCGGATGACGAAGAAGCTTACAACCATCTATTGAAAAAGTATAAAAAGGTAACTAAGGTAAAGCCTAGTTTGACCTTGAACAGAGTTGGATAATTTATTGTTTTATTAAATATTTTAAGTTATGGCTAATAGTTATAAAGGTAAGATTGTTGCTATCGAAGGCATTCAATCTATTCAGAGACAAGGCAAAGAACCATTTGAAAAGAGACGTTTGATGCTTGATGTAACACGTTTCGATGGTTTGACAGGTGAACGTGGCTATGAAAAGCGCATCATCTTTGAATTCAGCGGTAAGAATGTACATGTTCCGGATGGTTTTAATGTCGGGGATATAGCAGAAGTATTCTTTGACGTTGAGTCATATCAAGGAACGAAGAAGGATGGCACAACAGACTGGTTTACATCTGTTCGTGGCTACAAGATGCAAAGGATTGAAGCACAGAACAATGCGCCACAAGGTGGCATGCAAGCTGCTGCTAATAATCCTTTTCCACCACAAGCTCCAGCCTCAGGTTCTGCACCAATTCCACCAGCACAGCCGAGTGGCACTAATACATCTGATGCGCCATTTTAAACTTATTATGGTGGAGAATTAATTTTCTCCACCTTTCATTAAAGACAGATGGTATATAATATGTTGAATCCGGTCGAGCTTGAAAAGTTCGAGGAACGAACCAGGGCTATGATAACCAAAGCAAAGAAACTACAAGGTGATTATTATAATGAGAAGTTCTTTGTTGTTGACCTTAAAGAAAGACAACAATCTAGGACAATCCAGCAGAATGCTTATCTGTGGGTAACAATCACTTACGTAGCTATTGAAGAAGGATATACTAAGGACTATATCGAACAAGAGTTCAAACGTGTAAATAAGGATGTTTTTCTTAGGGAGCGTGAGAATAAACAAGGCAAGACCTTCCAATATTGGAGGCACATACCAGACCTTGACAAAGAAGAAATGTCTTTATGTATAGACCGATGGCTTCATCATTGCTCGATGGAAAGAGGATTATACATACCTACTCCACAAGACCATGCTTATATGGTATGGCAGACGCAGGTGGAGAGGCAAGCAGAATTAAATAAAGAGTTTCTATAGAATGCTTGGTGTCGTAGCTCAGTTGGATAGAGCAAATGTTTCCTAAACATTAGGTCGTGAGTTCAAGCCTCACCGATACCACATTCTCTAACATAAAAATAAAGAATATGAAATCATTAACAGGAAAGTATTTTATCGTAGGTGTTCGTTATGAGAAAACTCTAGAAGACGGAACGAACGCTAAAACTACAGAGCAATATGTTGTAGATGCCTTGTCATGGTCAGAATGCGAGGCTAAGACTACAGAAGAAATGGCGGTGTACACAAATGGTGATATGGAGATTGTCACTATGAAGAAAGCTAGCTTCTCTGAGTTGTTCCTTTCAGAGGTAGATAGTGAAGATAAATACTACGATTGCAGTATTAACATGATTACTATTGACGAAAAATTTGGCAAGGAGAGGAAGACCAAGGTTCGTTATCTTGTGCAGGGTGATACCATTGAAAAGGCTCGTAAGAATGTAGATGAGATTATGGGTAAGACTATGATTGATTACAATATTACAAGTCTTAAGGAAACATCAATCATGAACGTATTCTTGCATATGGGTAAACCAAAGGAGTAAGGCTTTTCATTTTTCTTATTATTTAATTAGTTTGAAATCCCCCTATGGGGTGGTGCTGCTTAGTTCAATGGTAGAACGTCCACCCAAATCGGAAAAAGGTTGTGGGTTCGACCCCCACAGCAGCAACTATGACTTTTGGTTTGATAAAGGATAAAGATTATGGGATATTATGATAGATTCAACAAAGGTGGAAAGAAGCCTAAACACCAAAGGAGCGAGAAGCAAAAGTGGGTTGACAAGCTAGATAGGCTTATGTCGGTTTATATCCGCATGAGAGACTCTAGAGAGTTTCACTATAAGTACTTCAGATGTATCAGTTGTGGACGAATATTGCCAATCGACCAAGCCGACAATGGGCATTATTGCGGACGAACTCATATGAGTTTGCGCTTTGATACACGTAATCAGAATGCGGAATGCAAACGATGCAACAGATTCTCTTCTGACCATCTTATCGGTTATAGAAAGAATTTAGTAATGAAGCTTGGAAGATTGGCTTATTTGCAAAAGCATCCTCACGTTCCTTTAGATATGGAAGAAGTAAAGCGGCTCGGAGAACAACAAGTCGATTTACTGGAAGTAATGAAGCATCAAGCAAAGAATTGGTCGGTGTTTGAATTACAGGAACTCTATAAATACTATGCGGCTCTAATTCAGAAAATGAATGAAGAAAAAGACAATTAATAAGGTTTAAATAATGTTATAGTCGCAGTTATAGACACTAATTTATTTGCATTATTAAATTATTCTTCGTACCTTTGCAATCGTCTTGGTGAGACACACCATAAAAACTGTAAGGTCATTTTTCTATTGGCTTTTGTTATGCATAAGACTTGTGCATTCCTATATAGTAACAAAAGTGATTTCATATTATTTGTGAAATGAAGTTTAAATTAAGACCATATCAAGAAGAAGCAAGCAAGAAGGCAGTTGAGTTTTTCTTGGATGAAAAGAAAAATTGGAACGCTCTGGAAGTGCTCCCTACTGCATCGGGCAAATCATTGATTTTGGCAGATATAGCTGCTAGGCTCAAGGATAAAGTGCTTGTGTTCTCTCCTACTAAGGAAATTTTGGAACAAAACTACAAGAAGTATTGTTCTTATGGATTTGATAATGCCAGCATCTATTCCGCTAGCTTTAAATCAAAAGAAATCAGCGATGTTACTTTTGCTACAATTGGTAGCGTGAAAGGACATCCCGAATTGTTTACTGACTTCAAATACATATTGATTGATGAGGTTCATTTAGTGAAACCTGAATCCGGCATGTATAAGGAGTTTCTTGATAAATTAAAGAGCAAGGTCATAGGTTTAACCGCAACACCTTTCCGTCTGTATTCCTATCAGAACTATGGTAGCATACTGAAGTTTCTGACAAGAAGTAGAGACAAGATTTTCAAGGAGCTTATTTACTATGTTCAAGTTGAGAATATGGCAAAGAACGGATATATCTGTCTTCCGAACTATTACACATGCCCACCACCACAATGGAACGAAGGAAACTTGCAGCTCAATTCAACTTGCCGTGATTACACTGATCAAAGTGTCAAGCAAGAATATGAACGTGTAGATTTGTACGGATGGCTAGTTAGTGTTGTTAAAAGATTGCTTAATCCTAAACGAGGTGGACAGCGTAAAGGTATCTTGGTTTTTACGAAGTTCGTTAAAGAAGCTCAGATGCTGACCTATTCCATACCTAATTGCGAAATGGTCTGCGGAGAGACACCACCTAAAGAGCGTGAGGCTATCATCGAGCGATTCCGCAATGGGCAGACTAAGGTATTGGTAAATAGCCAAATCTTGGTCGTAGGCTTTGATTATCCGGAGTTAGATACTGTAGTGTATGCAAAGCCAACACGTTCATTAGCGCAATATTATCAAGTCGTAGGAAGACTTCTTAGACTATCAAAAGGGAAACAACCTTGGTTTGTTGACCTCTGTGGTACTTATGAGAGGTTCGGAAAAGTTGAAGACTTGAAATTGCTAGACCAAAACGGCAAAGGAAAGTGGGTAATAATGAGTGGAAATAAACAATTAACAAATGCATTTTTTTAAGATATGGTAGTAAAATTAGACGAAAAAGCATGTAGCTTGGATGCAGATGAATTGGTCGCTTTCGTCCGTCTGTCATTTAATGCTGACAAAGACGGATATGTGTATGGGAGCAACAAAGAATTATCGGAAAAGATAGGTATGTCGGTGGCAAAGACAAAAAAAGCTATTGATGGGTTATTTCAGAAACAAATGGTATCTATCGGAAACGGAAAAGTCTTTATTTGGAAACATGAAGACAACATAGAATTTGCTGAAGGTGAAGAATCTAAACCACACAAGAATGAACCTGAACGAATAGCATTGAATAACGTCCCTAGTGTACAACAAGTGGATGATAAAGCAAAAAAGGTTTGCGAATATTTCAATAAGGTTATCGCTGGAAGAGGAATGCCTCTTGTTCATGCCCTGACATCGAAGAGAAAGTCAATGATTAATTCACGGCTTAAAGAATATGGGAGTGAGCAGATGAAGTTGATGATTGACAAGGCGGCAGCATCTTCATTCCTTAATGGTAGTAATGGATGGATGGCGAGTTTTGATTGGATTATGAGACCAAATAATTTTGTTAAAGTATTGGAAGGAAATTATGATGATAGAAAGCAAGGGACTAATAAAGACGCAGAGCAAGGCTATTACCAAGAATCAGCCGACCTCGTGCAGCGTCTCAATCAACAGAGAAAAGCAACGAATATTCAATGAGTACGGAACATTCGATAACGTTCTAATGTCTTTCTCTCCATCAAGCCAAGTAGGTAGTAAGATGCCAATCGGGAAAGCTTTTAAAAGCAACGCACCAACACTTACCTATCTTGACTTGTGTTATGGAGAAGGAAGTGCAATAACATGGCTTGTAGCATGGGTTTCTGATGTCTATGGTATTTGTGGCTTTGTAAATAATGAGGCTACTGAAAATATCAAGATAATGACTGCAAATGCTATAAAGGATGAGTATTATTTCCTTAATCTGAACGAGCTGATTACTTTCTTCAAGATGTTTATTGCCGGAAAGTTTGAGAAATTCTACAAGAAGCCAAATCCGCAAGTTATAACAAAGAGCTTGAATACTTTCTGTTCCCATCGTATAGATGCCATAAAAGCAGTAGAGGCAAATATACAGAAAGAGAAAGAGGCTAAAGAAGATGAGGCTATCAAGCAAAATGCCATCACTTATGAAGAATGGGCGGCAAGAAAAAAAGCTAAGGGCGAGGAAGTTAATATAGAACTTATCGAAGACGAGAAAGGCAACAAGATTTTTCGGGTTAAAGCTCCTAAAGCTGATGCTAGATTAGACTCAGCTTATATGATAGTCAAGAATACAACAAATGCCGATTTTAAGGCTATATGCAAGCTAAGAGAATGTTTCGTTAAGAAATATGGTATAGACCCATACGACTTGATTAGAAATTTAGGGAATAAAAAACTTAGAGAATATGAAGAAAGAAGAAATTGTCAAGGCAATCATTAAGAACCTTAGAGATGTAAATGGCAAAAAGTTCCGCAAGGATGATGTTCAAGCCATTGTGAATTATTTCATAGACCTCACAAAGCAATCGTTGCGAAACAGAGACCGTGTTATGATACGCAGCTTTGGAACATTTGTAGTACGACATAAAAATCCCAAGCAAATTAATTGCGTGCGAACAGGAGAGAAAACGATGACAAGGGAGAAAGACCATGTGGCTTTCATTCCTTCTAATGATTTTGACTTAGATTCAATAGTATAAAATGGAGATAGCAGAAATAGAACAGATTATAGAGGCTTGCAACTTTGATGTTGCTAGCCAGACCCAAAGAGCAGAAACATTCAACGTAATTGACGCTATTGTAGAAATGCGCAAATACGAAGGTCGTTTCAACGCCAAACGTTGGGAATATGAAAATGTTAATGGACGTGGTACGATAGAAATATATTCTAAACTCGTTGCCGGAACTCTAGAGGACAAATTAGCAGAGTTTGCTATTATATTATTCTCAATGGCCAATAAGTACAAGATGAATGTCAAATCGTTGAGGCTAGACCCAGATTCAATGAGAGACCGTTCCTTTGAAGACTTGATGATGTCTATGCTGAAGATTGAAATGACACATTACCGAGTGTTCAAGAAGATAATAATCTTGATTGGCATGCTTTGCGGATATTGCATGATGAATGGTATTGATTTGTTGTGGTTCGTTAACAAAAGACTTTTGATAAACATTAAATAGGCTAAAATATGAAGAAGTTAAAGTTAGTTTTTACAAGTACGGATTTCGCATCTTATACGAAGAGTACTATGGGTATGTTATGCAAGGTTCTTTTACGAATTCCATACCTTGTACTTGTTGGCATAGTTAGTACAACATGTTGGCTTGCTAAGTGTATTGTAAGGTTCTGTAAGGAGAACACAAAGGCAGCGGTAATTATCGGTTTTGTTCTTTGCTTTATAGTTATGTTTGTTGAGTTTGTCTATTTTAAGATTCAGCTTGCAAAGAGTTCGTATCAGACAAGTGAACTTATAAAGCGGAACTATGAGCTGGAGCAGACCGACAGATACGATATAGGCTTCCATGATGCAATGGCAAAGAACAGAGAAATGCTTACACAAAATATTGAACCATGACAAACGAATTCAATGATGCGTTTACGAGAGCGCAAGCTTTGCAGAGGAGGTTCAACCCAGATTACATGAACTCCTTTTCGATAGCAATTAAATATGATAGCTATTACGAGGAATACATGGAGATTGAATTGAGAACAGATAATGATAAGTTCTTTATTTCTACATTGACATGCGTTTACGAAGAGGATTATACTCTAAGATTAGACGAATTAGAAAAAACAATAGATAAATTATTAACAGATGAAGACAATGAATAAAAAAGTTATTTTTGTAAGCCTGTTGGATATTATAAGTATTCCATCGGGTAACGAGCATCCTATAGATATTACGGATTTTCAGCTAAAGCACGATTTCTTTAGAGCGTTGCAAGCAGATAATAATATAGTCCGTGTCAACATCTTAGGATATGACAAGAACCAAGTAATGTATTCAAGCGATATAACATTCAAGAAAATGGTATCGGTTATTTCATACGAAATTGCTATGTATACAGTTAATGCGGTAGTTCCATATTGCTCTACTGATAATATTGATGATACTTTTGTTGATGCTGCAAAAAGCACCGAGAGTATAGAGTTTCTCAAAGACAAATCTAATTGGCTGATTATTGGGAACGATGATCTGGCTGATAAATTTGGGGTTGACAATATAACAATGGAGGATTTCGTCAATGGAGAACTTGGAGAATATTCTGAAGGAGCTAAGACAGCAGAAAAGAGATAAACATATTAAACCGGAAATCTTGACCTTAGCAACCATAAAGAATAGGTACGGAAAAGACCCGTTACCTGAGTTGCGTAATTTATGGGCAAAAGGACTGGTTAAGAATTGTAGAACTTTAAATGATTTAGGCTTTATATACAATGGATAAGGAGTTAATAAAGAAGTTAGTAGCACAAGGCAAGGCTTATGTACTTGACTTGCGAGGTGGTCGTGTTCCTTATAAGGAAGGTAATGCTGCGGCAGTTGATTTTTATTGTCCACAAGATGTGGTATTGAATATGCCTTGGGTGAAAATGGGAAGAGGTCACATAAATCTGCATTTAGGCGTTGAACTTCCTAAAGATGTTGGCTTGGATATTCGTTCACGTTCCGGCTTTACTGACAAAGGTATGCAAGTTGATGTGGCCTTTATTGGCAAGAACGAAACACAAGTTGGTTACATGACTAATGTTAGAGCGGATATTGATATTTGTCTAGGTCTGGTCGATGAAGACTATAGGGACAATATTGGTGCGCTTTATAGAGTTAATTCCGACCGTTATATGCCGACAAAGGATAGCAAATTTAAACTAGATTCAGATTACGAATATTATGTTTTCGTAGTCAAGAAAGGTACTCGTATTTGTCAGGGGGCATTCCGCAAGGTAGAAAATCCAGATTGCATACTTGGAGAGTTGAATATGGAAAATAATCGTGGAGGAGGATACGGACATGGTGGAGCAAAATAACAATGGGTGTTGCGAATATGCTAACAAGTATATCTTTGAGATTAGACATTTGGCAGACATGATTGAATGCAAGGATAATGCCACTTTCGTTTCATCTCTAAGGGAGGACTTCGGAAAGCTCGGATTATTTTCAAGCGCAGCCAATTTCCTTCGTCTTATGTATGAGATACGAGCATCTTCTGAAGACAAAGAAACCTTACGAAGCCATATCAGTGTAATGGCGATGGAAGCCTTGCTTACGCTCTCTTGGTATATTGTTTCAGATTATAACGACATCATCGAGTCGCAAATCGAATTGTTCAAAACCAAAAATAAGCGGTATGGAAACGCATTTTCTGAATGTTTTGCTAAAGATGGTTATCCGTATGCCTTCGGTCATTTGCAAGAGAAGATTAATCGTATTTGCTCTTTGCTGACTTTGAACGAGGATGCTAAAGAAGAGCCTGTCCTAGACAGCTATAAAGATTTATTGGGGTATTGTATTTTAACGCTTATCGAAATAAAATGAGATACCGAATAACAAGAATAGAAAAAGTTATCAATGGGCAGAGTTCGTACGAGCACTGCTCGTTGATAGTTTCTAACATAGAAAAGTTTAGGAAACAAATAGATGCAGACGAGGTTAACTTCGTCTATGAAATGTTGGATTAAAAATAGAAAAGAATGAAAGAACCAGACATTGAAATGAATCTAAAGAAAATCATGGAACGCATAAAATGGATTAGAGAAACTAAGGCCATCTTATCCAAGGAAGAAATAAGTCTTTCCATTCCATTGATGCAAGACTTATCGCAAGTAGGCAATATTTACGATAAGTTTATGAGCTATCATGCCGGACGAAATTCCACAATGGTACGCAAGCAATTTATCTTTGTTATTCTTTATCTTTATTCTCCTAGTGCCCTTGGCGGTTCTAAGATGAGAAGAGGGTTAAGAGAAAAAATCGCTAAGGTTTTGGGGTGTACATGTTCTAATGTAAGCCATGATTACAAAAACATCAGTTTCTATTATGTTACTTACCGAAGTTTCCGTAATGACGTGAATGAAATATTGGATAAGCTATTAATAGATTTGGGTTTAAAAGAGATAGGGGAAGAATAACTTCCCCTACCCTTTTTAAAGCAATCGCAACTCTTGTTTAATACCAAGCTTTTTTGACTCTTTATTAAAGAACTCTAATTTACGTTTTACTTTATCTTTAAATTCCTCGAACAATGCAATTAGAGCCTCTTGCTCGGTATCAAAAAGTGATTCCTCTCTAATTGTATGCTGTTTAGTTCGTTCACGATAGTCGGGCTTATATTTGTAATCTATCCACCAACCCGAAGAATTAAATTCGTTCCCCTCAAACCAAGATACGTTGCAGCATCCCTTTACTATACAGCGTTGTGGGGCATCAAACCATCCATCAATATACCAAGCAATATCTCCATTCTTATATTTGGGTATTGGCCTTTCCTCTTTGTTCGTATATTTATATTTCTTCATATTCTCTTTTTTATTACTTATAGAAATCCATATTATAAATACCTGAAAGCCTTTGCATATCTTCCTCTGTTATGGAGTACTTGTAGTTTAACTGATATTGAATATAGTCTCCATACTCCACATCTTTACATGGGAACAGCTTTCCGTTATCAATTCGTTTGAATATTATATTATAATCTGTCCTCACTCCCTTGTTAATAATTGAGAAGTGACTTCCTTCCTCGTCTGACTTCTTTTTGAAATCAAAGTAAGATTCTGTTTCATCGTCATACTCGCAACTAAGGCTAACATCATAGCCATCCCAGTTGTCAACTCCACCTGCTTCCAACAAGTCTAACTTGTATTCAGCTTTAAGAAGCTCTGCCAAACGTTCTGTACTAATCTTTTTCATTATTACTTATATTTATATCCCATAAGGGATGGTTAATAAATTACAACACAATCATCAAATACTGATACACTATCAACATTCATGGGTTGCCCATTTTCTTGTGTACCATGAGAATATGGGAAGTTGACTTCCATAGTCTTATCCTCAATCTTTGATAATTCGTTAATCAATTCTTCTACTGTCATATTCTATCTATTTATGCCCGAAGGCGGTTAAGCAAACCAATACTCATCGCAAGGCTCTCCAACATATTCTCTTGCTTCATCTATAGTATTAAACACCTTTCGTGCCACATAGATGAATGGAATACAGCCGAATAGCATATTGTCTTGAACTATGTATCGCTCTGGATGCAACTTTATAATAATTCTCTTTGCCATACCTACACCTCCATTTTGTGATTAATGTTCAAGCCGAAAAGAATGTGCTGTAAATCAGAAACAAAATCAACATCAGAAAGCTTCAACCTAGTAAAATTTTGCTCTTTGTGAATAATGTCATTCGTTGCTCTGATATACAGATGAAAGATCTACAAAGTTATTTTCGTACTCCATATCCAAACCATTTAGTTACCATACTTGTAATGCAAATAATTAGCCTCTGAGCCGAAATAAAGCTCGGTATCGCTCATATTTGCCTCCCTCAAGTCATTCTCTACATCTTTATAAGAAGGCACGCAATCCTTAACTCTTTGGCAGAACAAAGGATATTTTGAAGAAACGTCTTCTCCGTCTTCATTATAGATATTAATCTTATCTACATTATAATATGGATAAGAAGAAATATTTCCATATAAATGGATAACCTTTCTACTCTTAACGGACACCACGATTTCAGCAGGTTTGTTAATAGCATCAAACTCGCAAGTAAAATCATCAAGTTGCGCCTCAAAAGCCGCATCATTAAACTTTTCAGATAAGTTTTCAAAAAACTTTTTCACTTTCTTCTTACAGTTTTTATGGTGTGTCTCACCATTTTTAATTAGTAACCTTTATTTCTTAATTACGATGCAAAGATACAAAGAATATTCGAAATATGCAAGTTGCTTAATGTATTTCTTATAGCTTTTAATACTCTATAATAATACAAACAAATAATTTGCTGACGTTAACACAAAAATCCCCACCACTACATTATTATATATAGTGATGGGGTAAACACCAAATGGTATTTTGCCTTTGGGCTATTTTTCTTCCTTATCTACAATTTCAACGAAATCTCCAATGCCCAAACGAGCATTGTTGATGCAAGACGCAATCCAACCCATCAAGTAGGCTGAGGGCTCGCCGCCGTGTTCCAAGTCAGTATATTCCTCGATGGCATCGCAGACGTGAGAAGCTTCATGGCAGCAATAGTTCATCGACATAACCTTCTGACACGGAAACGAGACAAGAACGCCGCGCCTTCTGTCGCTCTTCCTGACAGCATCGGAATACGTAACGCCGCCGTAATCACTATCGGGAGCATTGCACTTGTCAAAACATGAATCTATCAGCTCTTTCAAGTCTTTACCGATGTGTACCCAAAGTTTCAAAGGGTAGATTCCGTTTCCGTATTCGTAATATCCTTTCTTCTTCATACCTCATCGTTTTTATGTTTTTCCCATCCTGCTTTTGAAAAGGCATACCAAGTATCACAAATGTCAAGAGCGAGAATGTAGCCTTGGTTAATACAAAAATCGCTATCAAAGCCTTCGATATGAACATACATCAGTGCTATAGTATCATAAGGAACACTACGACCTTCAAGACAAGGGTTTTTAAAATTCTTAGTCTTGTATAAACTTGTAACAATTGGCACTTGAAGAACGTCTGAAATATTCTTAGTGCTAATCTCTATCGACTTCTTAAACTTCTTCATATTCTCAACTATTTAAATTTCTCAAAGTAGAACACAATTTGTCTATCAAAGTGCTCTTCGATTAAACCATAAGCAAGCGACATCTTTACTTGGAAAGAAGCCTTACCATTAAGCAATCCTTTAGCCTGTCTAGTAATCTCCGAACGAAATTGTTCCAAACTCATATCACGCTTACGAAGATTACAAGACCTGCAAGATGGCATATAGTTCTCCATGGAATCATCGCCATGGAATACGACAAATTTTCCCTCCTTTTCGCTCCACCGAGAGTAGCAACCTCGATTTTTCGGAACAAGATGGTCAACCTGCATATCCTTATACTCTATACTCTTGCCGCAATAAGCACAATGCCCATCGTATTTGCGATATATTTTAAGTCTATCTTCTTTTTTCATATTCTCAACTATTTATGTTTTAAAATAACGCTGACTGCGCTTGTTGTGTAGAGTTTGTGTTGCTTGTAATGAGAGTTACAGCCTTAGAAGAATTTTACGGGCTGACATTCATCGATTAACTTGCGTGCTTCTTTAGCACACTCAGCCACGCATTTTTCGACTGCTTCTGTGATGTCTTGGATTTGCCCCTCACGCATATTGCCGTATTTATCGCAAGTATCGGCTATTATTTTGTAGAGAACACGATTTTGCAAAGCCTCCATATAGTCTACAAAATCCTTGCAAGTTTTGCGTCGAGGTTCTTGCACCCAATCAAGAAAGTCCTTCTTCCAGTCTTTCCATGTTTTGATTTTTATTACTATCATTGCTGTTTATATTTTTTATTTGTTGTTCTTGTGCCCTATATGATATTTGTTGCATATCCTACACCGATACACCGCCATACCTTGTGCCCGTAACTTCGGATTCTGATTTAGAAACTCCCAAGCATCATCCTCGCTTTCATAAGCTACCTTCGCCTTCCAAGATTGACCCTTTTTAACCCAATGCTCAGGATCTGGATGCAAATGACGAGGAATACATTTATTTCTTTTCTTCATAACTTCTTCAGAAATTTAAGTTGAAACCCTTCTGCCTTTTTTATTCCTGGGTATAGCTTCGTTAGAACCTCCCATGCTCTTGTCTTGTGCCGATGCCACATCGTAACCGGATGCACACGCTCACCACTTGGTAACACATAGAAATCTGCCTTAATGGTATCAATATGCTCATAGTTTGCAGCTTTATATATAGTTCCCTTGTTACCTATGGACGTATCGGCATAAGATATAAGGTACTTGATTTCCTTATGTGTTGCCCTAATATACTTATGCAAGAGAGATAGGCAAATCGTCTCGCTAAACTTTGGCATATCATCAGACAACCACATTCTGTCAAATTCCCTCACTTGATGGTAATCCAACACTTCGCCCTTTTCAGTCTTGATGTGAGGTCGGATTCCATACCCTATTTGCATTGCACCCCTTATCTTATCCTTATACAATACCAAAAGATTCAAGCAACTATTCTTCGTTACCTTGTGTGAAAAGTGATGAGGAACTATGATTGCATCTGCTTGCGCCTTATCGCACTCCATCAGCTTTATTCCCTTTTCCTTGCATTCGTAACCGATAACAAATCCGCAGAAGCCTAGCACTGGAGACTTGTTCAACTTTCTTCTTCTCATATCAATGATACCTCCAAAAATAACGTTTGAAATTATCTAGCAAATGCTCTATACAAGCTTTGATTTCGCCTTCTCTCAAGAATCGGTTGCAAAAACCTATCAATTCATCACGTACCAACCCTCGTTTTAAGGCTTCGTCTCTCATAGCTCTTATAAGAGCATCCGTTGTTTCTTTATTCCCATTTCTTACAACAGGATTGCAACAAAACACCTTGCACATATCCATAGTTTCAAAACAGACTTAACTGCCTACTCATATTCTTTAATTCGTTATTAGCAAAATCTACTTGACGCTGGTCTATTTCAAAGCCTATATACTTTCTTTCAAGGTTTACGCAAGCTCTTGCCGTTGTACCGCTCCCCATGAATGGGTCTAGAACAACATCACCAACATTTGTCGAGTTTCTAATTAATATCTCCATCAACTTTACAGGTTTTTCAGTCTGATTAATCAAACCATCCTTATCCTTGCGCTTGTTGGTTGGAATAGGAACACTCAGAATGTCAGATGTACCACATTCATTTATCGGTCTATCACCACCTTTGCGTAGCATGATGATATACTCTTTCTGTGCCATATAATAGCGACCACATATTTTTGCGCACTTATCCCATATTAAGCATTTGGTAAAATGGAACTCACTCTTTCCTACCACATCAAGAAAGTGCATTAAATTATAATCATTACACATCAGATAGCAATGCGACCTGTCCTTTAATATCCGGTACAAATCATTGATGTAGTCCGAAATATCAATATCGTTACTCTTGAATATCTTGCCCTTTCTTGTTTGAGATTCCGTCCAATATCCTCCCATACTCCCTGAGCCACCCCTAGACTGAACCGGATAAGCCACATCGGAACATACGAGGTCTATGCTATCACTATCAATCAGCTTTAAAAGCTTTCGACAATCACCTTGATAAATTCTATTTAACTCCAGCATATCCAAACATATCTTTTTGATTAAACAATTCTTCCTTAATTCTTCTTTGTGCCACCTTGAAATAATCCTCATCCAATTCAAAACCAAGGTAATTCCGATTTGTCCGCATACAAGCCAGAGCAGTACTTGCGCTGCCCATAAAGCCATCAAACACCAAATCTCCTTCGTTCGATGATTTCAAGATGCATTGCATTAGCAAGGGGATTGGCTTCTCGTTCTGATGTACCAATTTATCTGATGGAACTCTATCAAAGTCCCACACGTCCTCCAAACGCTTGCCGTTTATGATTCGTCTGCCTTTATTCAAGTACAGGATTGGCTCGTAACATTGACCATATTGCGCATCTAAATCTCCAGCCGTATGGTTGTTCTTTCGCCAAATGAGCACATTCTTAATGGTAAACCCTGCATTCCTCGCTTGTTGCATAAAAAAGTCCAAGGTCTTGGCACTACAGAAAATATAAGCAGCACTATCATCCTTTAAAATCCGGTAGCATTCGCTCATATAATCAATAATCAATTGCTCATTATCATCATTGAGTATTTCCTTAGAGAAACGATGGTCGTCAGCTCTCCACCCAGTCTTGTAGGCTATGCAATACGGAGGGTCAGTAACAATCAAATCCACCTCCCCACTCTCTATTTGCTTCATTCCTTCTATACAGTCGGAATTGTATATTCTGTTTAATTCTAGCATATCAAATCTCTTTAATAGCGTTAACATAAGCTTCGTGAGCTTCTTCTTGCGTCCCAAAGCATCCGATATAAATTTTCTTCTTACCTATCTGGTACTGAGCTTGCCATTTTCTGTTGTTCTTATTCCACGTCACGCCCAAGTATACAGATGAAGTCTTCTTTGCTATAGCAGAATAAATCACATTGTATCTTGCGGTGCAATACTCCAAGTTGTCTACATCGTTATTCGTCTTGTCGAAATCCTTATGATTCACCATCGGCAACGCTTCTGGATTCTCCAAGAAAGCCTGAGCTACCAAACGATGTATATAAAACATCTTGCGCTTTCCGTTCTTGTAAAGCCATACCTTCAGATAACCTTTTGATGTCTTGCAAGGTGCGATTTCCTTTAATTGAGACGTTCTCCCAATAGTAAAAACATGTCCCAGCTTGCTAACATAATACCTTTCGTAATTCTTTATAGGCTTAATATCACCAAGAAACCTTGTTATACATTTATCTTTCATTGTTACCTCCTTTTTCAAAGAAACTTGAATATATGGCTTGCGCCTCCTTTGTATCTAGCAAATCAATATCATTGTAAAACCTTCTATACACAACGCACAGCCTTTCGTCATTTCCGGTTTCTCTTGCTTTAGCTATTTGCTGACAAGATTCCATTAAAAATGCACTTATCTTCTCGTAACTTCGTTTTTGTGTCTTCTTTAGCATATCCATGCTTACAAAGGTTTTGTAGTGGATGATATGCTTTTCGTGCTCGTATTCTGTGAGTATAAGCCCTTCCGGAATAGCAAATACAACTCTTCTTGTCTTGTCATCACTATAGAGCTGAACTGCACCTGTAAACGATGTATATATCTTTTGCAATATCTTGGCAATCGGTAAGTCTTTTTTCAAAAACCTTTCTGCAAATCTCTTCAGAAAATGAACGCTCATAGCAAAACAATCTTCGCTATACCCCTCGTTTCTACTCATAGGAATATACTCGTTGGTTTCCTTCAGATAAATGAACACACCGGAAGCAAATACATCGCCATGTTTTACACCTACAACGATGAAATAATCGGCATTAGGTGTAGCAAGCTCAAAGGTCTTTGTTATTTGTCTTACGTTCTGCTTTCTCATTTCACGTTTAAGCTCATTAGCTTTTCGCATCTGAAACTCATAGATTCTAGCTTCATCTAAGTTTCGTACTCTACGCATCTCTCCCGATGTCATACTTGCTGTTATCATGCGCATTCCTCCTTTTTAATCTTTGATAACCAACAATCCCAGATTCTTGTAGCTACATTAGCCATCATAACAGGAGGAACACACATTCCGCAAGCAAACCAAGGTTTCATGCCATTAAAGTCATAATCCATCGGAAATGTTGATGCTAAAATCGTATCATGTGCTGAAAGATAACTTGGATTATCATAATACACAAGTCTATCTTCCATTGCTGATATGGTATTGCATACCTTGTTCTTTTTAAGAAACATATTATTGAACATAGAAAGACGATTATCCATCCGCTTGACAATATCACCGATAGAATTGTCCTTTTCGTTTCTATACTCCCAATACTTCATCATTCCTTTAGGAATCTGTCTTCCATTATAGTCCGAGAACTCATCCAAGACAATTTCTTTCTCGTTGAAGTCCATATCTATCTTAGGCACTCGCTCGAACAAATCCTTCTGAACCATAAACGGCTCGCAAAGGTCTTTGCGTAATCCTAGAAAGAACACCCTAGGTCGATTCTGAGGAACACCCATATTACGTGCATTAAGCAACCAATGCTGCAAGATATATCCGGCATTATCCATCTGCTTGTAAATCTCTTTCACGTACTCGATAGCTTCACCTTGCAACAAACCTTGGACATTCTCAAAAACCACCACCTTTGGCTTTAGTTCTTTAGCAAGGTCAATAGAGTAGAAAGCCAAATCGTCAAGCCTTTGCGCCTTCTGACCTTCTCGGAATACTTTTTCCTTTCCCCAAGCCTTTTGGCGGTCACCTGCAATACTGAATACAGAACATGGGAAACTAGCATCCAATATATCCAAATTATGCAACTCTTCTTTCATAATATGCCCCCCCATATTGATATTGGTAATCAACTCACGAATATCACAATTGAAAGAATACTTGACATCGTGATTCTTCAAGTACATCTTCATAACCTTTGGGTCTATCTCATTACAGGCTACAACATCGTAGCCAGCTAGTTTGTAACCAAAGGAACTTCCACCTCCACAACAAAAGCAAGACATCACCTTACCTTTGTCTTTTGTGAAATTAGCATCTTTTTTTAGTCCATCTATAAGGGAACTTGTGCTCGTTTTTATACATTTATCTACCATAAAAAACAATCGTTAATAAAAACCGATGTATAAAAATAACCACAAGTAATATGGTTGTAAAAAAGGGACTCTAACCCTTGAATTTAGATTCTGTTTTCTTCGGCAATGCGTCTTAAATAATCATCCGCTGCGTTATCATCTATTTTCGACTTAAGAGACATTCCTGTGTTATATCCTATCATTAAGGACACATTCTTGCTCTTTTTCTTGTTCTTTCCATATCGCCAGCCAAAGACCTTTCCTAGCCAAGCTATACCGACAATACTATCTGATACAACTATTGTCGGAAACAAAACAAATACTCTATATATCATCGCAATCTAATTGAGAGTTAAAAATATATCTATTCTGATTCAACCAAAGCTCCACGTAGTCAGCCTTGATTTTCAGAAATTCTTCGTATGTGTAGCATTTCTGCTGCTTACCACCTTTGTTCCAATAATAGGCAACTCCTCCCAAAGAAAAGAAGTCTATCAAGTCCATTTCCTTTCGCTCCGGTTCTTCACGCTTTTTCTTTTGCCTATATCTACTTACAGCAAGCAATATGAGACAAACGCAAAGCAACATGGAAACCAGTATCTCGAATATCAACCTTACGTCTTGCATCTTATTTTAAACACAAAAACACGAAACTACCGATTGCAAAGTCAAAGGAATAGTGACTCGGACTGCCTTTCGGTATAGTCCATCGGGTTTCGTGTCTCTAATATCTTATCAATTTCTTAAATCGCCATTTTATCCTTTTTTGTTCTGCGCTTGCAAAGATAAATAATATTTCGCTAACTTGCAAGCGTTTTAGTGCTTTTAATACTTTATTTACATTATTTTAAACTTATCCTTTTTTGAAGTTCATTCCAAACTCTTCTTCCGTTACCTCATACATTACATCACCACATGCTACTCTTTGCTTGTCTTTTGCCATCAGTAATAAATTTCTATAAGGTATCTCTTTCACGACTTCTTGGTAAGATAAGTGCAGACTATCCATAAAAGATGCAATCTGTCCTAAGAGTGTATCGTTACCTATGGTCGTGGTTTTGCTATCATCCTTGCCGCACTCTTCGCCAAAATTGATAGCGTCTGAAAATCCTTTATAGAGATTAAGGAATAAGCCGTTTGTAAGCCATTGACAACCTCTTCAAGCGTTCCTTTAGATAATTCATCACTAATGGATTCATCGCCTTGTATGAATACGGACAACGCCTTGCAAGCATCATCCAAATTCTTAAGCATGCATAAGACTTCCGCTAAGGTCTTGCCCTCTTCGAAACTATCAAGGTATTTAGCCGCCTTGACCAATTTTATAATTGTAGGTGGTGAAACGTAATAAGCCCTTCCATTCACGATTATCGTTACGGTGTCCTCTCCAAGAATTGCATCCGTAACTAATTTACTTGCCTTACTCATGGTTCTGAATATTAAAAAAGGGGAACGGCATTAACACCATCCCCCTCTATCATTTGTTGCCTATGTCTTATTCTTGTTCTACAACCGCAGAGCCTTCCCATTGGTACTCGCCAGCCACACCATCGATCTCGCTTTCCATAGCAACGGCAGAAATACCCAAAGTGATATTCTTATCCTGCTGGTCACCCTTGGCAACGATAGCCGCATTTGAGAAAACGATGTAGTTCCCTGTCTTGGTCTGAGCAACGATACACTTGTTGATATTAGCCAAATCTTGGCTAGAAGACCAACCTACTGCATCTGCCTCCGTTGTAGTCTCTTCTCCAGTTGCCTTGTACATCTTACCACCCTGCAAGTCTACCTTATTCTTCCATGAAAAGACACCAATAGAGAATGTAATTGTCTTAGCACCCTCATCGGTCTTGTCACGATAGTAAACCTGTCCGTTCAGCTCGTTCTTGTACTCGGTAACACTAGGGTCATCCTGAGAATATCCCCATGTTCCCTCATGGCTGTTCTTAACCTCTGTAGCGGTTTTCAACCATGTAGCCAACTTAGCAGGTGTATTTGCCTCGGTAAGAGGAGCACCATACCAAATTCTCTTGATTCCAATAAATGGTTTCATCTTATCTTACGTTTAATGTTTCAAAATCAATAGTAATGTTTGCGTAATGGCAACTCAACCTACTCTCTTGCTCTATGCCGTGGGAGCGGATAGAATAACGATACCATACATCCTCAACTTTTCCGACCTCATTGTCGGACAGGGTTTGAATAGCCTTCTTTAAAAGCTCGTTCAATTGAGGATTAGCCTCGCCCTCCATATCTTTGAGCAATATGTTTACCTCTATAGTACAATCGTTGAAATATGTCTTATCTGCACTCATGCGCTTAGGAATGATTACTATCATGCCTTCATCAGGAATCTTCTCACCGACCATAGGTCTTTCCCCTTCAAGTCCACCCTTTATCAGATGTCCTTTCAGTCTTCGTTCCAATCCCATAAGTTCCAAGTCATCATAGATTACATGACCAGCATCTATTTCTGTTATCATCGCATATCTTCGATTTCTTTCTTGATATACTGAATACCCGAATCTATAACATCATACCCCCTAGAAGAAACATCAGACGCATATTCCGCTTTGTTGCCAAGGGTCAAGGTGTGGTCATGTACATTACTATAGTTAGACCTTCTGAGATTACCTGTGCGGTTTCGGTAGTTTCCGTTAGCCTTATCTAGCTCAACAGCAGTTTTACCTAACCTATCAAGGAATTCATCTACTTCCCTTTCTCCCTGCGCAAAGAAAGCGTCTATCTCATCCTTTATAACATCAGACATAGATACTCATATAACCAAGATAATTGCACTTAGGGGCATTATAGACCTTTCCACCTCCTCGGTAACTTCCATCATCGGAATATACTTTGACTTCATCACCTTCGGAAATCTGGCACTTGTCACAAACAATATGATATTTCGGTGTATATATGCTACCATTATCGGTAGTGAAATGCTCGGTAGAGTTGTCATCGCACCGACAACGCCCCATTTCTTTCCATTCCTCAGAAGAGCTAATGACCTCGTTGTACTTGTTGACAACCTTATTCACGAACTTTTTCTTTAATATATGAGGGGAATATAACATAACCTAGACATTTACCAAATATCAGACTTATCCGTGATAGTGGAAAGCCCTAAAGCTGCCACCACTTCATTATCCGGAGTAACACCATACTTACGGCAAAGCCACATATAGTATTGTCCTATCCTAGAGTAGTCCCAAGAGACAGAGAATCCATTTTCGTTCACATTGCTCATATATGGGGCAAGCATAAGTTCCTCGATTACGGAAATCATCGCCTTGCCTACAACCTGCGAATTATCAGACGTATATTCTTCGTCAAGGTCTATACCTAACGAAATATCTTCCAATTGAGCATCCGTTATGTTCCAAGCACGCAACTTCTGCGAAATGTATTCTCTTATCTTCATGTGACATCATTATTTCTGAGCCTGACTCATAGCCTCAGCGATTTTCTTTGCAGCCTCTTGCTCGCTCTTAGCCTTTTCGTCAAGCTCCTCTTCTACATTCTCCTTTTCAGAAGTCTCTTCGGTTGACTCGGCAGCATCCTTTTTTGGGGTTTTCTCCTTTTTAGTCTTGCTCTCCTTCTTCTCCTTTAAGACTTCCTTCTTAGGTGTCTCTTCTGATTTTTTATCTTCATCCTCTTTAGGATTTTCTTTTCCATCATTCAAGACTTCCTTTTTAGGAGTATCTTTAATTTCCTTATCGTCTTTTGGAGATGCAGAACTATTATCGTTCTGCACCTCCAACATCTTGCAAAGCTTACGTTCGATAAGGGAGTTCATGCGTTCTTCGTCAAAGTCCAAGATTGCACCTACTTCATAGATGGTGTTAAAATGGAACTTATCACGGAACGGACTAATTACCTCACCTCTCATAAGCCTAACCTACTGCTTGTGTTGAGTCCAAAGAATAGATAGCATCAACGTTATTCAAGATAGGAACAACCATTGCTTGTGAGCTGGTGAACTCACGGAGTGGGTCGTTGGTAGAATAACGACTAGCCAAGATATACTCATCGGCTGACTGATAAGTAACACCTGCAACTGGTCTTGTAGCTTCGGCTACGTTAGTCCAGAACAAATCACCAAGGTTATCATAGCATGTAAAGGTCATGTGACCCTTAGCCCAAGGGTTGTGTGTTCCCTTCTTGCCGTTAATCTCGGTCTTGATTGTACGGGCTACACGTACCAAGTTAGTCTGCCACTTATTTCTGAAGATAGAAGCAATCTGCTCAAAGCTCAAAATAGGAATATTGCTATTACTATTGGTTGCAATGCCTTGATTGAAGGCAAACTGAGCACGAACCTGCTTGTTCTTGCCAAGCAACTTGATTGTGTAATCATCAAGATAACAAGTAGTGATGGTATTTTGGTCTTCCATCGCCTTGTCGTAAACCAATTGGATGTCATCAAGAGGAGTTGCATCCTCTGCGTCCCAAGCCTTAGCACCGTGACCGAACTTATTCTTCTCGGCAAAACCTACATCAATTCGGATACCAGTACCACCGGAACGAGTAGCCAAAGCTACACCTGTTGACAGCTCACTGAGGAACATATCTTCAATACGCTCGTAAACCGCCTGAATACAACGAGGAAGGTCTGCAAACAAGTTACGCAAAATCTGTGGCTGAGGCAAACGTTGCGCAATCATGTTATCCAAATCCTTAAGCTGCTTCTCTGACATGTAAAGCTTCATACCAACCTTTGGGATTTGACCCTCAGCGGTTGAAACCTTATCACGGCTCTTCAATGGAAGTTCTGCATCCATTGATACAACATCAGCAGCAACTCGTGTGTATTCCGCAGTAATTGATGCCCAGCGTCCGTCCTGACTATATGTGTTAGTCAAGTGGTCTCGGTACATATAGGTCAATGCAGTCTGATTCTTGCCGTTCAACTTCTCTACTACACTTGCAACAAGTTGTGGGAAGTATTTATTGACCAACTGAAAATAAAGTGATTTTTCCATCTGTTATCCTCCTTCTTTTAGTCTTTGTCCATGGTTGCATCAGACTCATCGAACTTGTTTGCATCCTCATCGCTAACCAAAGCAATCTTTGGCATAGCTGTAAGGAACGCATCCGGATAGTCTGCACCATTTGCAGCCTTAGCTGCTACCTTGTTAACTTGTCCAGCAGTCATAATTGCCGCTGGCTCACCGTTCAGAATGGAACGATAGAGAACACCCGCATACTTGTAATGCTCCAATGGGTCGCTGGCAGTACCCAAAGCCTTATAATTGTCTGTTTCAATAGGCAATGGCTTGTAAGTTCCCTTACCATCTGTCACGATAACACGACCTGCGTAAAGAACTTCATCTTTTACGCCTGTCCAATCCAAAGCACGACCGCCCTTGATGTCGCCTTCCCATTTCTGGATAATGACGGAATCCTCACCAAAGACAATTTGCTTTTTTGTAGTCTTCAATTCCTGATTCATGTTTTTCAATTTTTAAAGTGACTGAACTAATGATGCGGCTACATTGTCAACGTCCTCCTTTGTTGGCTCGCCCTCGCTAGCACGATAGCTGCCCCCGAATTGTGGTTGTTGCAACGCCTTGTAGTTGTTCGCTACCTTGGAGAGGTATGTTTCGATAGCTTCATCTGTAGCATCATCGCTCAAGGTGAAACCCTCGTTGATACGACTTTCGGGAATGCCCAACTCCTTAGCCTTTGATAAAATCTTCGCATCGTGGTCTGCCTTTGCCTTTGCCTTTGCAGCAGCCTCTTCCTTAGCCTTAGCCTCCTCAGCTTGCTTTTGGATAGTTTCTTGCAATTCCTTAATGGTCTTGCTTTGCGCCTCCATCTGTTCGTTGTAAGTCTTGGCTTGGTCTGTGTTCTTCTGAGTCAAGGTCTCAACGAGTTTCTTGAACTCTTCACGTTCCTTGGTTCTTGCTTCATCTGAAGCTTTCTTCTCTGCTGCCTGCTCTTCAAAGTATTTTTTGAGATAATCCGGCATTTCGTTTTTCTTTGCCAATTCCTCCAAGCGTTTCTTTTCGGCTTCTTCAGCGGCTTTCTTGGCTTCTTCGTCAGCTTTCTTCTTGGCTTCTTCTTCAGCAGCCTTGCGTTCAGCTTCTTCTTTAGCCTTCTGTGCCTCCTCGAACTTTTTCTTGGCATCGGTAACTCTGCGGTCATTGTCCCTTTGCAAGGACTCCAAAAAACTCTTTTGACTAGCAACCACTGTCTCGATGTTGTCATCAGTAACAAGCCCCATCTTATCAAGCATTTCGGCATGTGCCTGAAGAACTTCATCACCTAACCCAAGAGACTTATACTCTTGTTTTAGTAACTGGAAAATTTTATCTTTCATTCTTTCGATATATTTGTTAAAACTAGTGCAAAGATAATACGAAAAGAATAATTAACACACTAATCCGTTTGCAAGTGTCTCACTTTTGCTTAAAAGTGAGTAATAACGGCATTTTTAAGCGATTTAAGGCTATTTTATCACATATACGAATAATTTATAGCAACACAAAATAAACACCTTATATAACAAAAAACGCCAAATATCCTCACGGACATCTGACGCTTGTCGAATAAAAAGAACCTAAACATTAATCTTCTAAAAGTTTATTACATTTCTCATATAACCCAAATGATTCAAATTAGAATAGAACCGTCCATCACGCTCTATGAATTTACCGGACTTCACAATCTCACCATTATGCAACATTGCAAACTTAGAACCATGAGCTGTCCATTTGTTCATTTCTTTCATATGTTCATCAGAACCCCAACCATATTTCTTGATAGTAGGATAAATGAAACGTTCAAAACAAATCTGACTATCCGTTTTATCATGCTCGGAGCAGATCGGGAGCACCCCATTATGGGCGAACCAATAACCAGCCTTGTAGAACGGATGGCAATTCTTGACACAGACAGAACCATGAGTAGCAAATCTAAAATGTATGATTACATTCTCATTTATATCTCGCTTCATTAATCTACGTATAAATGTAGAGAAATGCAAGCTCTTATAATGGTCAGACTCGCTCACAAATCCGCAACCATCGGGATTTCTCATATACGCTGCCTTCAGCTCATCTACGGATGGCAAAGCAACACCTTTCGGACATACAATAATAACACACATATCTTTACCCTTTCTTTTTCTTAATAATACTTTGATTTATTTGTGCCCTAGGGATTTAACCCTAGGACTGCATCAATTAATCGTTATTGGCTGCAAATGCATCCTTACGGCTCTGGAAGAAAGCCTTCTCTTCTTTATTCAAGAAAGGTATATCTTCGATGTTCATAACCTCACTAGTGAAGACATTGTTACGAGACCAACCGACAAGCTTTGCGCAGAACTTAACCCACATTTCAATCTTCTTGTAATTAGTTGAACCTTGATGCTGGCGAAACTCTATAGTCTTGTGACGTGTATAGCTCTCAGCATTTACCTTGTAATATCTGTCTCCATAAAAAACACTACGTCTTATATCGTAATTGTCGTGGCAATTAGAGAAATCCTTGTCAAGCAAGCTGGCTGCCCAACGGCAATTACCTCTTCTTGAAGGAGCCATAAAACTATCAATCAATCTTTCAAGCTTCTGATAATTCTTGAAGACGTTAACATACTGCTCGCCTGTCAACTTAGCTGCACCAATATGAACGTGAAGACCACAAGTAGAATTTACTCTTGCACCTACGGCATCCAAAGACTTGATAGCCTTCTTCAAAGTTGCCATACCATTTGTATTGCCATTCAATACCGGACTAACAACCTCGTTAGGGTCAACATCACCCCCAACTGAAGCATCACTAACAATCTTGAAATAACTCTTGTTGTCGGTGTGGTTATAGCCCTCAGAATGAATATCAACACCATTCTGATGACCTGCCTCTATCAAGGCATTGCGCTCGGCATGAACACATTCTATCTCAACACCGAATGTATAAACAAATCTCGTTGAAGTAGAACCGCTAGGTACATAGACCTTCAACATATCGGAGATTTCTTTCTCACGAAGACCGCAAGCCTTCAATGCAACAATCTTTTCGTTGCGAGGCATCTTAGACTTCTTGATTTCGTCAATAGTCTCGATTAATGACTTCTTTGAACTTGCGAATGAAAAACCAGTCTGCTTAGACATAATCAATTGTGCTAGTTGTTTCGGGTCTTACCCCTTGGTGTCGCTCTCACCTTATTGAGTGAAACTTGTCACTCGGCAAATCAACCAACTTATCTTGATTGACGATGCAAAGATACGAATAAGTTTTGAAATATGCAAGTTATTTAATGTTTTTCTTTTGTATTTTAACCTTATGTAACTGTTATTTGGGTCTTGTTAACATTTCAGCTTTTATTTTACCTTATTATATATGTAAAAGGCTTCGATGTTCACACACCAAAGCCTAAAAAACTTTACTAACTAATTACCAATTTTTATCGACTATCTTTTTAAATCATCACCAATATCTTCTTCTACTCCCAAATCCGGTAGTCTGTCATACGCTTTTTGGTCATCACCTCCTTCAGACTTAACACCTAGTAGGTAACCATTCCGAAAAGCATAATATACCAGCTTTTCCATATCTTTAGCCGTTGCGTTATCTGTCAAATGCAGCGTGGCGTACAATCCCATCAAGAACTTTCGTACATCTTTTGGATATACCTTGTTGTTCATTTCTAAAGCGACTGCCATTCTTAACGGACTTTTCATATTCTTCAATTTTTCGTTAAACCATCAAATGAAGCACAATAGAGAGCCATTCCGCTTGTTCACCTAGTTCATAGACTTATTCACAACTTTATTCGTCTCATCTGCTTCCTACGTTTACCCGTTGACAGATGTCCGAGATTCCAACAAAACAAACATCACGGCTCTCTTCTTGTGTCTCATTGTGCCAACGGAAGGATTCGAACCTTCGACCCTAGGATTAAAAATCCTATGCTCTGCCACTGAGCTACGAAAGCGTAAAGGAATGATTGGATTCGCACCAACGCCCCCTTAGTTACCAAGCCAAGTGCTCTACTACTGAGCTACATTCCTCGTATTATGCAAAAAATTCTCGTGGTGCAAGGGAGATTCGAACTCACCGAACCCACAATGGGAATAGATTTACAGTCTATCTTCTTTAACCGCTTGAATATCGCACCTTTTGTGGAACATATACCAATTCCACCTTGTTGCCCCAAGCGGATTCGAACCACTAATGACAGAACCAAAACCTGTAGTGTTGCCATTACACCATAGGGCAATTTAGTACTGCATAAAGGATTCGAACCTTTGAATACCAGCGTGAAAAGCTGGCGACTTAACCACTTGTCTAATGCAGCAACTAGGGTCTCTCACCCTTATAAGAGTTTCCTTGTTATAGTCTAGCTGAGCTGGGGAACTTGGGAACCCTGCCGTAAACTCCTAAGTCTTGACTTATTATGGTAGAAGCGACCTCTCAGAAGGCCATCTGTTTCAAACACGATGCAAAGATAAGCATTTTTTCTTATTCTTGCAAGCGTTTTAGTGTTTATTTATATTCTTTTGATGTATTTTACATCATTTATCCTTTCGAAGAATACCACAAAGGGTTTCTACAAGTTTCTTTGCGTCATCACCTTTGATTTCGATAACATTTGAAAATCCATCAGGAGCATCCTCGCCTTTCTGTTCCTTATCCAAACGCTTACGGAGAGCCAAATCTGGATTCTCTACCAAGATAGAGTCCAAAGCATAATTGCAAATGCGGCTTGCAAGTTCCTCGTTACCATTCGCATCACGCACAAACTCATTCTTTCCTTCAAGAATATCCATAATCTCGTTGTACTCTTCAGCATTCTCACAATTACGTGAAAGCATACCAATTACCTTGTAGCGGTCAATCTCAAAGCTGACCTTTAATTTGTCTTTATTCATTCTTTCTATTTTTTTAATAATTAAACATTATACCAAAAACCCCTTTCATAATAAAGTCCTCCCTTTACCTCATATCGGATAGCATATGACTCTTTGCAAAGCTGACGGATTCGTATATACAAACGTTTGTCCAACTCTTCTTCAAACAAAAGAGACAATTCCTTCCAATTGTCAACAACAGGAGCAAACCAAGGATATTGCTTCTTTACAACCTGTAGCTCATCCAAGGTTACGTGTCCGTATTCTACCATGTCATAGCATCTACGGAAGTCACTATTGTCTTTAGGAATATCCAAATCTTTCTTTCTTTTTACCCCCATCAATGCACTCCACATAGTCATTGAAGAGATACCAGTATCACAAGTGGCTATCCACTCTATCATTCTTTGCTTGTTCATCTTCTTTTATATAAATCACGCTAAATCGCTTTATTAACTCTTCACATGCTTCTTTAGTTATGATACATTTCTTTGAATCTTTAATGCCAGTAACCTTTTCACGAATAGCAGCATTCGTGTCGTACACTTCTTGTAGTTTTTTCTGAAACTCAATTACGTCTTCGTTGGTGAGTTTACCTTTCTTCTCAACAATCTTGTTTGTTATATCCTTATAAACACATTCGAGTTCAACATATAAACGAGCTTCTAACTTCACCATTATTGCGTGTACAAAAGTATCATAAAGTCTTTCCATCTTGTATTTCCTCCAAAAGTCTTTTGATTTCCTCGTTTTCTTTATTATCTATGCGAGCCTTTAAGATACTCTTGAATGCGGCATCCATTGCATCGTATCTACTGGAATATTCCTTACCATCCGTATGACACAAGCCTTCCTCTACACACCATGATGTAGTTTGCCAACAGAACTTATCTTTCGAAATGTTTGCAACACAAATATAGTAACCGAAATGCTCTAAAAGCCAATCAAGCACCATATCATAGCTTGGAGCGGATATTGCCGGATGCTTACTATTCAACTTTAAGGCAGCAGAAAACTCAATATTGGATTTCTCCCACTCGGAATTGGAGTAAGCAATATAACTGCCGTAATGCTCATTATATTTTCCACCCTTACGAATGCCACCCTTTGCTGTCCAAGGACTAGCATAAGCCCAAAATTCTGCTATCTTCTCATCGTAACCAACCTCCTTCAGAAGTTTGGCTATCTCAAAGGGAACTACCTTTGGTTTTATCGTCTGCTTATTTGCCATTTTCCACCCTTTTTAAACTGAACCCGAATCAGACTTATCTAATTCATCAATTGCCTGTCTAAGCAAAGGAAGAACCTTGTCCAAGTCTTCGAAATCCGGTACGACTTCATTCACTCGCAAGATTGCTTGACCTAACAAGCTCTTAATCTTTTCTCTGTCCATTGCTCTTCTCGGTTTGTTTCTCTAAGTCTTTTAAATCTACCTTCTCAAATCGAGGAACTGGCTTACCATCAATCTCAACATTACCAAAGAACATTTCCTTTGGTCGCACCCAAACTTCATGCTGTCCGCACACTGCTTGATACGCAACCTTAGCTTCAGAAGTCTCGCTATCAGTAACCTCACCAAGGTACTCATAGAAATTGCCCTTATAGTGTCGGTAAATCGGCTTACTGAATCCACCATGCAGCCAATCGGCTTTGCCGTTGATTTTCACGTACTCCCTTACCGCATCGCACTTACAGGACTTATTCAGCTCTTCTACCCAATCAAAGAAAGCTTGTTTGTCCTTTATCTCTTCACTTGATACCATGAAGAGATAAGTGCAAAGAAGCATCTTACCTGCATCAGTATCATATTTCTTGTTCACCTCTTCAGCTAATTGCATCATAGGTGTATCTAAGCGATAATTCCAACTCATAATCTACCCTTTCTTACTTTTTAAATTTGCCAAATCCTCTTTCAAACGTAGATGGAAATTATCTTCTCCATCATCACCGGAAAGAAGCCAATCAATTCTTTGGGCATAAACCTGAGCTTTCTTCAGAAGTTCAATACCCTTTTTGAATTCCTTGATAGTCTCTTTAGATAAGCCATATCTGTTAGGCATCGTATGATGATGTTTTCTAACATACTTGTCTTCATCCTCTTCTAACCATCGGTCTTCGAGAAAGCATCTTTCGTCTTCCTCATCCAATGGATGACCATCAACATAATCTTCTATCTTTGTATATATGTCAGCAATCCGATACTGAGCATAATCAAAACGTCCACCACTCATTGACTTTTAACTTCAAACTTGAACTTACTTCAATGCACTCAACCTCGCTTCTAGCTGTTGGATTATGTTATCTATAGTCTTTCCCCTATAATCAATAGCAATATCTTCCAGCACCTCAATCTGAGCCGCAATTTTTAATCTTTCTCTTACTACTGTCATAATCAAACTTGTTTATTATGATGCCGTGCTTGCAAAGTTGTAATGCACGATATAAACATAACCGCCATACATCTTTCCGATTGTTACTTCAACGAAATCAAAGATAATGTCGCCATCCATCTTGTAAGAAATCAAAGGTTCAGTTGGGAATGCATGGTGTTCTGTGTTGAAACGATACACTTCTTGTGATAGTAACTGCTTGAATACATCAACCTCACCATCCTTTGAAAAAACACCTTTAAACTCATCTTCATTGTCAATTGCAACAACTACTCCAAGTTCACTTCTGACACATACACCTTCATTTCTACCACTTTGTTCATTATACAAGACAGGTAATGTGTAAACACCTCTTGATTCTTCCATATGCTAATTCTTAATTTTGTATTTTGTTTTTATCCTTCAAGTTGCTTACATTGAGCTAAGTCTATTGCGTACGCCCAACGCTTAGGAACAAAAGACATCGTAGGTACGAACCTATCCGCACGCTCAACACATACATCTTGCGTCCGGTAAATCAATCCGTCTGAGCCTTTTACTTGCAACTCTACTAGAATTGTATGGTCTAGCATCGGGAACTTATCAATATCATGCCAGACTTCACCGCCTTCAAGAAAGGTAGGCTTTATATGGTTCATCTTTGCCATAAAGTACTTCATGTAAAATGTTTGACTTATATTCGTTAGTTATGGTCTCGCAACTACCAAAGCACCACAAATCCTTGGATTGCTCCTTGTGTAACCTTGATGACTTTATATAATAGCCATTGTTGACATCATAATGCTTACGTACCATGATATTGTCGTTTACCACTCCGACCTCATCATCCGTAATTACATAGAACATTCGACCATCACTAAATGCATTTAAGCCTTTATACACTCCATTAGAGACAACCATCTTTTCATAGCTGTTCGTCTCCCAGTTGGCATAATCCCAAATGGTTTCCAAATCATCATCATTCAGAAGATTATTATCAATAATAACCTTGCCGATAACCTTGAATTTGCCATCTTGCATCATTGCCTCAACGACAAATTCATCGGCAGCGTTGAAATCGCTAATCTCTATGGGTCTCATAATACTTGTGCTTAATATTCTCGTAAATCACCCTCTTTGCTGCCTTTGCTCTTCTGCTATTATCAGAAAAGACATCATCATACAAAGACATATCTTCACTCTCAAAAGCCACATGCTCACCTTTATAGCAAGCATCAAAGCGGCATCCTTTTTCGGACTTAGCCGCAGTAAACTTTATCTTACCAAACTTAATCTGCATAAGCCCTATCCTAGAAAAAATATTAATGATACTATTTCAAGAGCAAATAAAAACGCTAACGCATTCTCAATTGTGAATACCTTTTTCATTGTTTCAATACAGTTTTACGTGTGTCTCACGCTCTAAATTTATATTGTAAGGGGATTTCATATCCCCTTTGTTGTTCTTACTTCAAAACTCGATAAGTTTTATCGAAATCATTAAAACTCTTCAAGTAACCTTTCTCAGTCAAAGAGTTTAAAATTTCTTTCAACTCATCCTTGGTATTATCCAAATCGAAATCATACAACTCAGCAAATGTAAAGTACTTGTTACCACCAATTACATCAGCCATCACTTCGATGTTGCCATAAACCATTGTCTCTTTCTTACTCAATCTAGTATTCATAACGAATCACAGTTTTTACGGTGTGTCTCACCTTTTAAAATTAGTAACCTTGTTTCTTAATTACGATGCAAAGATACAAAGAATATTTGAAACATGCAAATTATTTAATGTGTTTCTTTTATATTTTAACGCTTATTATATATGTAGGCACAAAATTAACTTTCTGTAGCAGAAAAAGCCAAAGAATCCACCATTTCGTTATACATATTACCTCTATGAGCCTTAACCCAATGGTATCTTATCACCTTGCCTTTCGCTACCTTATTATATATAGGCTGTAAGTCTCCTAACTTGCAAGCCTGTATTCTCTCTATAGCCACTTGGCAATCCACATATACATCAACAGAACACAAAGGAGGGCAATCACCCAATGCTTGAATGACCGCCCTTATTTCGGCTCTCACCGAATCGTTCACTTTGGCTGTGATAAATGTATATTTCCCACTATTGATAATCGCTCCCTTATGAAGCACAAGCCAACCGCAACCACACTTGTTGTTCTTACTAGAGCCATCAGCATACACTTCATAGCGCACACCTTTAGCCTCATCAACAATCATCTGAGCAACAACCTCCAAAGAGTCATTGCTCATCACATTGGCTATTTGCTTGGCTTTCTTCTTCATAAGCGATTAAATCAAACCTCGTTCCTTGAACTCATTCATCAATGGGGTTGCCAAGACCTCAATATCTGGATGAGGCTTTCCAGTAGTTCCTTTTGATCGCAAATCGAAGAAATGAAGCCAATCACTCACGAATGCGGTATGAATCAACTCCGTGTTGGTATCAAGAGGAAGAACAGTTCTCGCATCTTGTGGCTTTAAACCATCATCCTTAACCAAAGACAAATACATCATTTCACATACTCTATTGGCAAACCACCATTTTTCTACCGGACTCCAATGCTCATAACTACCGATGTTCTTTGATAGGTCAACAAATGTTCCACCATCAAAAGACGATGGATTAACCGCATCATCTTCACCAACCCACTTTGGTTTGTTGATAGCAATCTCGCCTCCGAACTTATCCTTACTATAGTTGCAATATCTAGTGCTTTGTTCCGCTACGGAATCTACACGATGTCTGTTAGCCTCTCTACTTACCGCAATCTGAGTAGTAAAGCGGACGGTTATTCGCTTCTCATGCCATTCCGTAGGCTCGCAGATATAGTCCAAATCCTCAAACCAATTATTTTCAACTATCACTCTGTAGTTGGTTGTGATATAGTAATCGTTACCTATCTGCATCACCTTTGAATATTTGTTCTCACGATAGTGCTTGACCAATAAAGACTCCGGCACAAAAAATCCTTCTTCATAGGCTACATGGAGGTAAATCGTTCCATGCTCACACATGGCAAGATGGTTGCTGCTTACCATACGCTCAACGAAAGGCTTTGCACTGTCTTTGTCTATCTTCATACTTGACGCATAGCAAGTGCGACCGCATAACTCTATCTGCTTGTAAACTCCATCCATACCCTCACCTTGGGATAGGATTTCATATTTTGGTTCTAATATCTTCATGTCCTTATAAGTTTTGAAATTCGACCACAAAGATAGCTATTATATTCCACTCTACCAAAAATTAGCACTCAGTTTAACAACACTTATCTATATTGTGAAAAACAAAAACTTTCACCATAATTCTTATCCATATCTCTTAAATATTTAATGTCCAAAGTCCGGTGCAGTTTAGCGTGTGCCTAAATCTATTACAAATCACACTCGTATGAGTATTGCTTTTTCAGCTTGTTCAATGCATTCTCGGTAACGTAGTAGATGTTATCGAAATATTCGCTTTTCTTGATGCTTCGGCTTTCTTTCAGCTCTACCTTGTGATTGAATGTCACTTCGTAGCGGTTTGCGATGCTTGTAATCAAGAAATCAACCTCACGCTTGCGTTTGGAGAGCAGGAGACGAAGGCGATAGGATGGGCAATGGTTGGATTCTCAATCTCTTCCTTTTTCTCTTGCCTATTCATGTTCGGCTTCTGCTACCTGATTAAGATAGCTAAGTCTTACGACAAGGATGAGCAAGAGGACAACAAGGAAATAGTATTCCAATACAAGGGCTACAAAGGCACTTTCACAAAGGATGACAATACTGGAAGGTTTGATGGCCACATCATCGGGACAAGCTATTCCTACTCTGGCTACAGCCTTTCTGAGACAGAACTTGCATTTCAAGCGAGAGTTGACGAATTACTGGAAGAAAAGAAACTATAAAAAGAAAGAGGAGCGCATCAGACGTTCCTCTTCTTTGTTTACAATCTACTCATCTTATCTTTCAATTCGTGTATATCATTGAATGCTTGCAACATAGGCTTATGCCATCGCTCTTGTCTCTCATCAATCGACTGCAAGTACATCAAGCTTTGTGCAAGGATAGTCCTACCCTCATCAACAGCTAACCAAATGTTACCTACATTACCCATAATAGTATTCACGCTAGCTGTTAGTAAGCTACCCTCTGCGCCACCATCACGAGCCGCAATAGCATCCAACTTGGTATTTATGAGTTTTGTTTCCTCATACGTTCCCTCCGTAGCGATCTGCACCGCTGTAAAACGACCATTCAACTCATCGCCTGTGTCTTGACTCATTGATTCAAAAGAACCGGAAGAAGCGGACTGCTCGTAAGATTGCTTGTAACCCGTAATTTCGGCTACTTCATCTCTAATCTTCAGTCCTTCTTGAACCATTTCATCATACTTTCCCTTCAAGGCAGTTATATCTGTCTTTGACAATTTACCACCATTTGCCTCAGCTCGTTCCACCCATTCGTCATAGAATGCTTGCATATCATTTCCCAACAAATCATCCACCTTAGCTTTCAGAACGGCTTGCATAAGCATCTTGGAGAAATTATCAGAGAAGTCTTGAGCAGAGGAATTCATATCCATCAAAGTATCTATGAACTCGCTCTTCAAACTATCAAAAGATATTTGCGTCAAGCTTTCTGCAAGGTCATCAGCAATTTCCTCTAATGTTCCAGCCTCAGCCGCATAGTCTTTCAACTTTTCAAGAACTCTATCTCCATAGCCACCCTTACCTGTATTCTTGATAGCCTCAACCATATCTGGATTCTGCAAAATGGCAGCTGCTTCATCAGCAGATTGCAAGTCGTTAAGATTACCATTCCATTGTCTGCCTATTGCTTCGGACACCTTTTTGATTTGCTCTTGCGAAAATCCTCGAAAATAAGCGTTAAAACTGTGATGAGAGCCATGATAACCCATTTGCGCCTCCATGATACTCTTTAAATTTTGTTCTTTCTCCTTTTGGAGGTTTTCGGCTTTTTTAGCGTCCTCTACGGCTTTAATACCACTATTCTTGTCTATGGAGTCTCGTAACTTGTCTATAGCATCCGTCAAGATTTCATTTCTATCCGTCAATTTATCTATAGTCCGGTTTACTTCTTTTGCGTTCCCACCAACTCCAAACAAACTATTGAATCCACCAAACGATATTGTATTGAGAATATTACCAATGCCGCTTACCAAAGACCCTCCAATCTGAGTTATAAAATCGCCACTTAGAATATTCTTTAATATGCCGTTGACCGCATTCAGAACTGTATCAATCAAGCTACTAATCAATGTTCCAATACCATCTTTCAAAACATCAAGTATCTTCAAGATGGCAGATACGATTTGACCTATTAATCCAGCTTTTGACAATCCTTCACTTAGCGCATCACCAGCTTTCTTGCCAGCGGCTGCGGCTGCGTCTGCGGCTGCCTTACCCATATCCTTCAAACCATCAGCCGCATTCTTAGCCTCGTCCAAAGCTTTCAATCCATCAATTCCACCTTTAAGCTGATCGAAGCTATCCCAAAGAGATGCTAAATCAGATAGTCCAGAAGTAGAAAGGAACTCATGGATAGCAGAAATCGGTTGCGTCACATTCTGTGTCGTTTGAGCCAACTTCTGACCACTAGTACGGACTTTTGTGTTAGCCGTAACAATCTTCTTTCCGGACTCCGCTAACTGACCTTGAACTTTATTCAATTCTTCTTGTAGCCTTGTTTGCTCTGCAACATTGCCCGACTTTTTCGCATTCTCAATCTGTTCTTGCAAAACCTTAATACGAGGTATAAGCAAAGTTTCCGTTTTCGTGTATTCCTCTTGTGCAATTTTCGCATTCTTCAGAGCATCCTGATAAGCTACAACATCCCTTGCAAGGTCTTTCCAACCTAAATCACTTGTATTGCCAATCGAATTACGGATATTCTGCATAGCATCAACGATACTCTTCTGCTGGTCTGCACCCAAATTTTGGAACTTATCCGTACCTACGAACTTATCCAGATCTGCCAATAAAGGAACAAGCGCATCTTTCATAATGCCACCAACATTTCCGAAGACTTGATACCAGTCTATCTTCTGCATAATAGCACTAGCCTCAACCGAATCCGTCTCTTTCTTCTGCTCTTCTTTCAAAGACTTTATCTTCCATTGCTTGCTTGAGTCCGAATCCGTAGAGTTTTCAACCTCGCTAATCCTCTTAGCATAATCGGCAGCAATAGCTAACTTCTGCTCCTGGAATGTGCCATAAGTCTTCAGATAATCGTACATGCTTTGCGCTTCTTTAGCAAGCACATCCTCATTCTGCTTTACCGCCTTATCCCGAATTGCATTCATCTGATTAGCAACACTCATGCCTATGGTCATATTCATGCCATTGACCTTAACCGGATTACCCTTGCTATCCTTCATGGTTTCATTCAAAACCTCATTCTTATACTCTTCATCGGTTTTGCTCTGTTTCCACATATTAGCCTTACGACCCTTGCCGGAATTAACCCAAACAGCTTGGTCACGTTTTTTTCTAGCCTCAACCAATTTGTCTATACCTTCTTCTACCGCCTTTCTCTCCTTGTCGGCATTCTCGGTAATCTGAGCCAATTCCTTGCTATAACCCTCATTCATCGCATTGATGCGATTCTTGGTCATATCTTGAATAGCTTTCTCCGAATAGGATGAAATAGACTTAGCATAGTCCTCCTCAGCCTTCTTGCGTTCATACGCTCTTGCTTGTGGATTATCCGTTGCACCTGTTTTCTTTGGTGTAGTTTTCTTTGTCGTTTCCTTCGGCTTATTTGCATCGGCTTTTCTTTTCGCCTCTCTATCTTTCAGAATAGAACCAGCCATAGCAACATCAAGCCTATTGGCATTTTCGTCTCTTAGCTGATTTCCTTGCTTTGTCAGCAATTTACTTCCTTTATGATTAGTTCGGTATTGCTCTTGCCTATTTAAATCTGCCTTACGTCTATTAATCAAAGATTGCAACTGTTTATCCGTTAAAGATTTCATCCAACTTGGAATTTCTGTATCATCATAATGGATTTTTAATTTTAATCCATATTCCTGATTCCATATAGAAATAAGCTGGTCTGTTGAGGAAGTTAAGGCATCTATGCTTTGTTTATTTTGCTGAGCTACCCATTGTGACCTAGCCTGTGTATTATTCCAATCTACATTTTCAGCAGCCGCCTTCATTATCGCATCCTCTGCGTTTTTATAACTTGTCTTTAATTTTGCAAGATTACTCGTATGCTCCAATATCGAATGGTCAGTATTCTCTATAGTCGCTATATTGTAATGTTGTTTTTCTAAGAACGAATCAATAGGCGCAAATGTCTTTTTAACTGCATTTGTGTAAATATTAAAAGCATCTATATGCTCCTTGTAAGACAATGTGCTATCATCTACTCTTTGCTTCAACTTAGCCAGCCTATCTAAAACCTCATCTGTTGCTATGGAATTATACATCATTTGTATTGATGTTATATCTTCCTTATCTACATGTTGCCCACCTTGATACCAATGACCGGATAAGTCTTTGCTAAAATTGTCATCTTCTTTGTTTCTTGCTTCTGTGTATTGGGAAGTGGCAGACATTAAAGCATTAGCCTTTTCTCTTTCAGCATTCTCCAATTGTAAAGTTGCAAGAAATTCATCATGCTTGCCTTTAAGTGTTGTTAAATTATCCTTTTCGGCATCACACTTAATCCCGAACTGCTCGTAGGTTTGGATAAGTTCTTCTTTAGCTTTGTTGTAAGCATCAGTTCCTTCCTTAGAAGACTTCATTACGTTAAGCAAACCATCAACTTTCGCCCTTGTGTTTTCAGCAGAATCTCCAAAATGCTTAGTGTCAACAGAAATATCTTCCTCTTCACCTCCGAACATAGCAACGGCACTAGCAAGCGTTGTTACCAATGTTATAATACCAGTAATCGGATTTGCGAGCATAGCAGCCCACATTCCCTTTAAAGCCATAGTTGTAGATTTTACCGCATTACTAAGCATTAATTCAGCAGTTGTCATTATTTTAACACTTGCGGTATGGATGGCATTTTTTACAGTTGAAGCAGCCGTAGCTAAAGTACTAGCCTTTTTCGTAGTCGTATTGGTAGCTTGACTAACAGAATTCAACTGCGTTTGTAGTGTTGCTTGTCTCTCTTGTAATTGCTCACGAATAAGCGCAGCTCCTCTTTGCTGACTTGCAATTGTTGAAACATTTGTTTGAGCAATATTCACTTTCTTCGCAGCGGTTGCTAAACGTTCCTTTGCTTCTAGTGCGTTCACAGCATTACCCTCGGAGTCAAAAGCCAAGTTTGCACCATCAGCGGTTTCCTCAACCAATTTTTGAGCCTCAGTAAAGGCATCTTGGGCATCTTGCAAATCATTCAAGGCTGATGTATATTGTCTAGCCAACTCTACATCCCTATCATCAAGATTTGATATTTTCTCCGTAGTAGTCTTCAAATCATCTTTAAGAGACTCTATTTTTTGTTGACGAAGTTCCTCGGTCTTCCTCTTTTCTTCATCAAGTTCTATCTGGCTTTGTGCTGTTGCTTGTTGCTGAGCCTGCAAGAGTTCACGTTTCATCTCTAATTGAGAACGCATTTGTTCCGTAATAATGCCCTCTTGCTCTGCTGCATCTAATCTTGCCTTTACAAAATCATCAGACACAGCAGTATCTCCAACAATACTTGCCAAGTCTTGTTGTTTGCTTACTCGCTCTTGCTTTTTGTCCTTACCCAGCGACTTGTAGTTTGAGTTCTCTAGGTCTTGCAAACGCTTGATTTCAGCATCAATTCCCTTCATCATATCATCGGCTTGTTGCGCTTCCTCTGCTTTGCGAATAGAAGCAGCCGCCATTAATGATGCACGATAAGAACCAACGGCTACTGTAGCTACGCCAATAACTTTTATTACCTCTTGCCAATTCTCTACCATAGAAGAAATAATTGACAATCCACTAGAGAACACGCCCTCGGATTTTTTGCCGATTTCGTTGAACATCTGCTGGATGGAGTCACCAATATTGCTCCACTGACCCTCTAAGGTCTTTGATTGTTGTTCCATCAAGCCTCCGAAGCGTCCACCTGCTTGCGTCATGTTGGCGATAGCTTCCTTGAAGATGTCTGATGTCACTTTACCCTTGGAAACAGACTCTTGAACCTCCGTTGTGTTTTGGTGTAAGATTTTACCCAATTCTTCTGCTAATGGGACACCTCTACCCATGAACTGACGCAAATCCATTGTAAACATTCTTCCTTGCGAAACGGTCGTTCCATAAAGATAAACAAGGTCTCCAAGCGGAATATTCAAGCCCGAAGCAATGTCACCAAGTTGGACAAGGGTTTTGTTAACATCTTTCGCTTCCGTTCCGTATGCCAAAAGTTGTTTTGCGCCACCCGTAATGCTGGACATATCGAAAGGTGTATGAGCTGCCGTTTGGATAAGTTCGTCCATCAATTGTTTGGACTTATCCGCACTACCAAGCATGGTATTGAAAGATATTTCAAGTTGTTGGAATTGGGAACGAGTATTAAAAACGCTACGTGTTAATTGTTCAAATCCTAAGCCACCAAGTAATGTTGCCGAAAGCATGTGAGCATCGCCAGTAACTCTTTGGAACAAGCTAGACATACCCTCTCCGGCAGCTGGAGCGGACTTCATACGTTCTATCATTTGGCTCATGCTATCGGTCAACATATTTGTTGCCTCTTTTGCCGGATTTACTGAACCTGCATACAAAACATACTCATTCCGCATATTCTCCAAGGTCTGACGAGCACCGACAGCACCTCCTTCTAAGTTCTTCAACTGAGCTGTTTGACCTGCCAAAGAGCCTTTTAAATAGTCAATATTCTTCTGTAAAGAATCTATGGATGACTTATCCGTTGTAACTCCTAGAGTTAATCTCTTGTTCGTGATTTGCTGTTGGATTTTCTCTATTCGGTCTTTGGTAGCTTGCATTTGAAGTTCATAGCTATAAACTTCCCTTGCGGCTGCTTGCATCTTCTTATTAAACTCGGAAGACATCACGTAAGCGGCTCTTGAAGCAGCTTGTGTCAAGTCCTTTAAGCGATTGCTTGCATCTGCATATTTTTCCGTCAAATCCGCAACAATAGCTGGGTCGGTTGACTTATTGGTCTTCAACAACTCAGCCCTCAATTTTTCGCACTCGGAACGAAGTTTCGTAACCTCCTCGAAATTCGCTTTGACATCGAATCTTAATTCTGCCATATTTTATGTTTTATTGGCAAAATTAACTAATAATCAAAGAAATAACGAAAGAATTAATGTGTGCTATTTCACAAAAGATTTAAGTGCAAAAATTAAGGCTGGGTACAAAAAAGCCTTCCACACTCTCATGCGGAAGGCTCAATTCTTACTTATTTTCTTCTATATAATAACAATCAATTCACAACAGCCTGTAAATTCGTTGAAATTTTACCATTCATCAGACTCCGACTTTACAAAAGAACTTTTTAAAATATCATTTAAAATATAATTGACACGGTCATTAATTGCATTATATAAACGTTCTTTCTTCGGATTCAACTTTCCATTCTTAAAGTAGTTACTACAGTCTCCGGCAAAACTACTAGGTAATTCCGTTGGAGCACCAGTTATAACTTTATTGACCACTGGTGCGTTAACACGAAACTTTCCATCTTTGAAATTAAATGAATAAGTGCAAATCATATGCTTTCTAAGAGGAAGCCCCATTACTTTCTCATAATAAGCATCAGTAATAAATACGTTCAATGTGACTTGCTCGTTTCCAAATTTTGTAATCTCATTTGTCTTAGAAGTATATTTTCTATCCAAATACGAAGATACGGCACGAAACAAACTATCCTGCGAATAACCATCCATAGGAATAACAACAAATTCCTTTTCGTCATCAGTTACAAACTTAAAGTTCGAATTAAAGTGAAACTTTACATCTTGCGCCATTAATGATAACGTACCAAACATCATCATCAATGCCATTAACAAAAACTTCTTCATATTCTAAACATTTAATAATATATTTACATTTACTACTTATCTAACCCATAGGAGAACAAAGACTTTTTCGCTAATTTTCAAAGACTTGTATTTTTATTACAAAAGTATTGTTATTTTACATTTCGGCTTCATTATACTCATAATCCCAGAGGAACAACTTGCCTTTGACGTTTCTAATCGGCTCATCGAACAATTTAGCATTCTTCAAGAACCAATGATATTGGAAATCTTCAGCAAATGCATCCGGATAAGCCTCTTGATACTGAATATCATCCAACTCTACGCTGCCGATAATGGCTGACGTTGGCAAGTCTTTAAAGTCCGGAATAACAATACCATGCTCTTGGCAATATTTCTTCATTGCGCTCTCCTGCCATCCGTCAAGCTTTTCGGGTTTGGCTTGGCTTGCATGGATAAGGAAACGGCCACGGAATTTTCTATTCCATGTTCTGTTCTCAATGGTCTTGCAGCCGATAGCGATTAACCAAGCATACGGCTGGCGAATTGATAATACTTTCATAAGCTCATTGTTTTATTATTTGCATCCGCAAAAGTAACAAAAACCTTCGAGAAATGCAAGAAAACTCTAATTTATTTTCATATTTTCTTAAAATAATCTTGAAATAGTTTGCATATTTCAAATATTTTTCGTATCTTTGCAGTGTAATCAAAGAGAGATTACAAAGGGGATGCCGAAAACCTGAAAGAGTAGGTAAAATGAAATCCCAAAGTCTTATGAACGTTCTCAAAGTTTCATTGAAGATTTGGAAAATAGAAATCTTATCATTCACGATTAGATTATTCTAACTCCAAGGGAGGTGGTGCTGCCCACCGCCTCCCACCTTGGGATTTCGTTGCAAAGGTACGAAATTTATTTCAAACCACCAAATTTTTAACGTATGGACACAAACGAAGAAAAGACAACCAAGTCATGGGGAGGTGCAAGAGAAGGCTGTGGACGCAAGAAGAAATGCGCTAAACGTATGTTCTTTTCTGCCACAGAAGAAACACTCGACATCCTCAATTCCTTAGACGGAAACAAGAGTGACTTCATCAACGAATGCATCCTTAAGGCGGTAAGAGGTTAAATCCTCTTCCGTCTTTTCTTTCTGATTCTGTCCCAATCCGGTTTTAGCACATCCATCGTGCCGACCATCGCCTTGTACTTGTCGCCAAGTTCACCCTCGTTCATAGAGGAACGGAAAGTATACATCTTGTATCGTTCATACTCTGGCACATATAATCCCACCATCAAGGAACGGACTCCATCCACCTCCTGCTCCGGTGCTATCAATACAAGCCCCTCGTTCATGCTTTCCAACTTGAAAATCTTTGAGGTGACAACCTCATAATAGTCTAGTATATTCATATTCTTGTCTCCTATAATTATTTTGTACGTTCAAACACTTCAATATACTGGATAGAGCTACAATCAATATATTTACGTGTAAACACTACTGTACTTCCACTACCAATCATAAGTGTTCTGTTCTTTGTATTGCAATTGAAAGAGTTTTCACCACCAACACTATTGAAGTCGAAACTTATCTTTGCTCCACCTACCAAGTTGATATTTCCTCTAAGACCTTTGTTCTCGGCTTCGCCTAATATCACATTCACATGACCTGCATCCATATTCTCCTATAATTAATTGTTAAACACCTTCTCTAATAAAGATACGTATGATAGAGTCACTATCAATGTAATCTCTGTTTCCGTTCTCACCAAGTATAGTTATCAAATGCTTTTTTTGTTATAAAGAACATCGGCAGCAAAATCAAATAACTTTGATTTGCTAAAGTTTGTATGAGTTAACTGCCCATTAGAGAGTGAAATTCCTGCAATGCAACCACACTCCTTTGCATCATCTAAGATGTCTTTGATAATCTTAATATCCATAGTCTTATTACTTTACTTCTCGTTCTACGATGTCAAAATTGTCCCACGTTTCTCCTTCGCTGTCTGAGATATGGAAGAAAGAATCTGAGATATTGTATAGATAATCATCACAATTCAAAACTCGCTTGTAATTCTCCAAAGTGTTCATCCCTTTGTGTCCTATCGCTTTTCTTGCCTTATCTATGGTAGAGAAAACTTCTGCATCAACCTCCACTGCTTCACCCAATCCATGTTGGTATGAAGATATTACTACATATACTTTCATAGCTTAAACCACCTTATTTCTTACGCTACCTTAGATAACGTTTCTTTGTCAATCTCAATCCATTGGCAAGCATCCTTGCGGAAGAAGATTTCACTCTTGATATACTCACCATCCACATCAATGCTATCATCCTTGCAGACAAATGTATGGTTCTTTGTCAAAGGTACAAGAAGGTACGTTTTACCCTCTTTCTTGCGTTCTACAAGCGTTTTGTCCGTCCCAAGGATAATTGATACCCTTTCTTCCTTATCGTCCTTTAGAACGCCTATTTTATCTGTATGCTCGATATAGAGCACATTCAGAAAATTCTCATCCATTTTCTTATGCATTAATCATTTTGTTATACTTCTTCTTATTAACACCTCGTTTAACGGCTTCATAGAGCAAAGTCAAAGCTAATGCTTCATCCTTGACTTTCAAAGCCTTCAAGGTATCTCTTTTGACGTAGCGGCTCTCATCGACCTCACACAATGGTACGTAGCCTTTGTGCTTGAAATTTCTTCGACCAATCGCCCAAATCTCATAGCCATCCGGAAACTCGTTTGTTATATCGAATACATAATTGCCATCATTAAACTTTTCCATAATCAATTGTATTAAGTTCTTTACCTTATCTTTTCTTACTCCTCCCATCGGAAAGCGTTAGGGTCTTTTACGACCTTCTTGCTGGCTTCGTCCCACATATAGCCATCATTAAACCACTTAGGGGCTTTACCATTGATTACTCGTTTTGCATCGGCTATGCTAGCATAGTCTGGTTCAACAACATTATCAATGCGAACGGCAACCTGACCGAATACGTCCTCCACCTTGGTAATATGATGCCCTTTGTAGAACACTTCTTTCAAACACTTAGCAATTGTTTCCATATCTCAAATACTTTAAAAGTCCTAAACTAAAGGGGTGTTTAAAGGCACACCCCCTATTAAGCCTCGCCAAACACCTTAGAACGTGAATATATCTTTATGCAACTCGCAAGAAGTTGTAAGCCTTGAATTGTCTCCATGCGCCCTTTGCTTCATCCCAATAGCGGATGCAATCTCTTGATGCTGCATGCCCTGTACCATTTGGAGTATAGTCAATGTGGCTCTGAAGGAGAGTACCAAAGGCTTGTCTTACCTCACCATTCATCTTCATAAAGAAGAACTCTACTACCTTGGTCTTCATCGCTGACTCAAGCTTTACAACCTGCCAAGCCTGTTTCAAGCACTCAACCCAAGACATTGAACTTGATTTCAACTGATAGGCTCTATGTGCTAACTGCATTACCTTTCTCATCTTGTTCTTAATTGAAGTAGTCATATCCTCAAACCGTTTTACGAGTGCCGACTCGGCTGCATAGCAGCAATTAATAGTTAAACTTTAAAGCCTTTATCTCTTAAAGACATTGCAAAGATAGTAGTTTTTTCTAATATTGCCAAATATTTCTATAAGAAATTTCTAATATTACCACTTATTTAACACTTATAAGCTATTTCTAAACATTTATTCACTAATTATTAGCTAATTCTAATATTTAACTCTTTTTCTTTGGCAGTTAAAAAAAAATAAGCTATCTTTGCAGCATAATAAATATTAGTATTCACTTATATATAATAAGGTATGGACTTAAAGAAAATAATTAGGAGTCATGGGCAAACCATTTCATCTGTAGCTGAAAAGTTAGGTATTACCCAATCAGCTTTATCGCAACAAATCAATAATGGCTCAATTTCATTTGCGAAAGTAGAACAAATAGCTAGTATTTGTGGTTGCTCGCCATCTAGTTTCCTTGCTATTGATGGTGAAACCTTATCGCATCCGGCTATCATCTGCCCCCATTGCGGCAAGCCTATCGAGCTGGAGATTAGGGCAAAGGAGGGGAAATGATATTCCTCTCCTTTTACTCTTCTATTCTTTCTCCTTCAAAAAGCCTATACCTGCATGAACATTACCCAACTTATACCAAGACTGGCTTAAAGTCATAACATAACTATTGAAGGATTCTTCCCCAATATCCAGGGTGAAGTCTTCATCTACATCAGGCTCTCCATGTCTTACGTACCCCTTATTCGGAGTGTATAGCAATCTATGATATGAGCCGTTCTCACAAATATAAAGTCCGCTATTACGCCAATCGGAACTCCAAAATTCCGGTTTATTCACGTAACAAAGCATTACATCACCATCGTAAATAGGAATACTATGACTTCGCTCATCCTTTTCTCCAACAAATTTTTCGCTATCAACATTGTCAGACTGACGGATAACAGATACGATGGAGTAACCATTTCCAATAAAGTCCGCTATATCAACATATGTTCTTTGCTCTCTAAGGTCAAATTCTTGTTGGCTTCTTACGCCATCTTTCTCAAATATTACAAGTATTCTTGTGTACTTATCACCAAAATTGACCATACTTAGAATCAAGCCGTTGTTCATGTAAGACGCATAAGCTTCTTTGGCTAGTGTTAATACACGCTCTAGATATTCCAATGGCTTGTATCTAACTAACCAAGACTGACCTTTATGCATCTTTTGCAAGTACGAATACATGTTCATCGCCTCGCATTCATCTATTCCATGCTTCTTGCAGACCAACTTGAACTTATCCGGATAAACACTAGTTACAAGTCTATCCAATTCGTCCATAGCTTGCATGGCTTTCAAATAATCATTTGCTTCCATTTTACTAATCTTTAAGTTTCTCTATTATATAACCACGACCTGTATAGGTACAAGACAAGCCAATATACACTAGCTGATGTAAAAGCCACAATTCTTCAGTGAACGGCAATCTATCACACTTCACAAACTCATCTTCATCCTCAAAATCAGATGCCTTTTCCAATATTTCTTCCTTTGTCATTATCTTTAAATTTGTGCCCGAAAGCTGTTAATCAGCATCTTTTATTTTTTGTAATGTGTCAAGTATCACGTTTGCAATCTCAAACCTACCGACATTTGGATTCTGTGGGACACTATAACACAAAGCTTTTAAAAGCTCAAAACATTGATTCTCATATAATATCATACGCTTACTTATTTTGATTAAAATACTTTTCCAACTCTCGAAGGATGAACATCCCTCCTATCTTGAAAGACTGCTCTATCACCCCTCGATGTTCCTTTAATACGTTTTGACTTCTTGCAAACCGAAACGCTTCATTCTCTAGTATAAGCACAAACTTATTAAATTCTGCATCGGTCATTTGCATTCACCTCCTTTGATAATTAAGTCAAACAACTCATCTACGAATATCCAATCAGACAAATGGAACATATAGACTTGCTCTTCCCACATTTCTTGATATGTATTGCAAGTAGTCTTATCGAGCATAGCGTTCATGTCGTAGAGTTTTCTATTACAGAATACTCTTGAGAACGCAAGAACCTTTCCGTTGTCGTTACGTGGAACTTCGCTAGCAGGGTGAAGCAAATCTTTGAATATCTCTTTCTCTGCCCAATCAATGCCATCCAAGAAATGCTTATCGGCATTTTTATCTCTTTGAACCATAAAGCCGTTTTTGCTAACCTTTCTGATTACACGATAGCTTTTGCTTGCGTAATCTTTAGCTGCTTGGACTTTCTTCTTTATGTCTATCATTTTTCACCTCCTTTCTTGGGACACAATTCATCCACATAGAGCCAACGAGTAATAATCCGCTCTGGATTTATCGGCTTATAACCGCATTCCTTCCAATGTATCTTTTCATATGTAGCCTCTCTGATATGTGTTTGTGGATTTATCACACCATTAGGCTTATACTCATACAAAATGCGTCTATCCAAGTCTGGAGTCTCACTTGCATCATGCCACAAACTATTCAGAAACTCATTGATTATTTTGTCCTTATTCTCCATATTTTTATTCTTCACTAAAATATTTCTTCTCAAACGCTCGTTCGGTGAGCCATTTTCCAAACCCCATTCTAAAGTAACGCTTTGGTTTGCCTTTCACAAGCCCATATTCGTCACGAGGTGTATTAACACTTAGGTGTATCTTAGGAACATGGTTCACCGATACGTATGCAGTTATATATTCATCCGAGAATGCCAAATGCTGAACTTCACGGAACTTTACACTCTTAAAGAACATTTCCTTCATAAGCCTTAGTCCTTATAGATTGCATCAAGAATGCTTCTGAAATTCGGATTATCAATAACGGCTTGGGCATCTTCTTTGTTCTTGAAGTAAATTGCACCTTCGTTATAATTACCACAAGAAGTAATACCATATTCGCTGGTTCGCATGATATTATGCTTATATTCTTTAGAATTCCAGTCCGGTTTCCAATCTCCATTATAGTACTTAGCTATAGTCATTAATCTAGCTAATGCGATTATCTTTCCAGCAATCATTTCAGGAACTTTAATGTCTGCAGGATAAACATCTTTATAAGCTAAAGTAGATAAGACATCCGCATAGCAGATTTTCTTCTTTCTAAACTTAATAACACCAGCTTTCAAGTCACTTTTTTCAATGTCCACTTCCATTCCTTTAGGAATATCTAGAACTAACTTATTATCCTTAATTTCCATTTTTCATATGTTTTATTTCCAAAATATATTTTTTATTCACAACCAACTCGAAGAACTTATATTTAGCATTCATATAGTTGCGACCTAAATCAACTCCACCGACAAATTCTTCTCTATACCAAGAGATTGCCGTATATTTTACAATATCATGCTCTTCCGGATGATTCACACGACCATTCCACACATCTGTGCGAACCAAATCGCAATACCCATCAGGTAATTTGGCACGTATCATTCTTGTGTTCTCCGCATCAATATAGACGTTTTTGTATTCCAAATCTACGCCTAAAATTTCCTGATTAAGCTTTGCTACATCCATATCTTTTCAATCTTAAAACACTACGTTGAAGTTCTCTCGGTTTTAACGGATTTTTCTTCAACATTTTATTCGCTTCGTTTCGTATCTTGCGGCTTTTCCACTTCTTTGTAAGACGCATAGCCTTTAACAAACGATGGTCTCCGGCTAGCTTTCCAGCATCCTTCTTGCCGCAATAATAGCCTTGCCTATAAGCCCAATATCGGGTTTTATAGACTTTCTTCATTATCTTCTTAGCTTGTCTTATTTTCATGTCAACCTCACTTTCTATGGAAAAACGTTCCATGACACCAATCGCTGCTTTCAACATACTTATGTAGTTTAGTACATCTTCCTGCAAACATACCATTGAAATGTTTACAACGACCGCATTCCTTTGAAGTTCTCAAAATTGAACGAAACAAACTAACGTTAGCACTCGGCATATTTACCTTATTCCATCTGATAGTTGCTTTCTGATAGAGATTCTTTAATCTAGGAATGAATCTACTCTCTTTCTTGAATGTATATTTTGAATCGAAGTAACGTGTGTCCGTTCCTTTCGCCATCATATTCAAGATTTTCTTAGCTTGTCTTATCTTCATATACTACTTGTTTTTATAAATACTACATGTCCCCTCGTAAATTGTGCTATTTGTATAGATGTCTTTATATTGCGAAATGGAAACCAATCCATTTTCCTTCATTCCCTTAAGAATTTCATCATACACACTTTCTATTGCTCTTCTCTTCATTTGCTCCATGCCAGATTTGTCACGGCAATAGTATTGCATTTCAAAATTTGACATTGTAACTCTTGAACGAAGCTTCATAACTTGTGGCTTTATGTATCTAACCTCTATCTTTGGTTTGATGCCTAGTTGGTCAGCTAGCCATTGTTTCCATTTTGGTTTGACATCTTCTCCATCCAAACAAACAAGCAAGATGTAGATAAAACTCATACTAAGATATAAAATTGCTATATTCATACGCTACTTCTCTTTATCGAATTTATTACCAACAACTTTTGCATAAGTTATTACATCATTACCCAAACTACCTACACATTCGTGAAGAGGAATACCTGTATATAGACCTACCTTTCGCGCAAAGAATGCGCCTTCACCAAAAGTAACAACATACTTAATATTGTCATCATCAACATCCTGTAGAATATCTCCTTCCCAAACTTCTCTTCCCTTGCAGTCTGTCAGTCCTGTGAACATACAGACTGTTGAAGGGTCAACCTGATGTGCCTCGTTTCTATTAAGCATTGATTCACTCTGCCTATCCTCGATGATGTAAGTGTTACCACATTCAACACAGAAGTAACCTTCTACCCAAGTGTTATTGTCAAGACGCTTGGCCTTGAATTTGATATTTTCTAATTTCATACGCTAAAATCATTTAATTCCCTTACATTGTTTAATAACCGCCTCATTGAAAGACAAATTATAAGCATGAGTATCTGTAATACCTTCAGCCTCTTTATATTTGTCAAGAATAGAATCTCTTATTCCGTCAACATAAGGCTTATCTATAAGCTTGAACATAATTACATTAGTCCAATCATCAATTCTCCTGTTTGGATTATCAATCTCGTCTTTATACCAACCAGATTTTCGCCCACTATCTTTATGTGGAACACGATATTCTGCTACCATTGGTATTGCGATAAATCCATCATTCTCCATAGTAAGAACCATTACCCAATCAAGCTCAATTCCAAGTTTTTTCATCTTGAAATACTCTTTAATTGGCAACCATCCTTCTAACTTCATTCGTTCAATAAACAAGTTAGCTACTCCTGCTCCTATAAATTCTTCGTGCATACTTTTCATTTTTTATTTAATTTATGAGCAGTACTATTAGTATGCTCTATATGTTCATTATTACAACAATATGGATAGAAATATTTATCTGCTCCATACATAAGTTCTTCTATAATATTATCGTCACTATCATTGCACTTAGAATCAATAGTAACTCTAATATATACTTCGAATATTCTTTCCATAACTATTCTTCTTTAAGTTCTAACTCTTGCTTGATTAGTTTTAGAAAACTTCTAGCGTGAACTACAAGAACTTTCTTATTTCCTGCGTTCATCATTCTAGTATAGTTTTCAATCATATCATCAATAATTGTTAGTGCCGATACTTTACTCATATTTTTTCATATTTAAATCTTTAAGTCTATCCTTATAGAAGGCAGGAACTCTACTAATCTGCCACCAAGAATAGCATTCGTCACTCCAAGGTTCAATCCACACTGGTTCTTTTGTGTCTTTATCTTGGCAGTATACAATTCCACGTACTTCATCATTAAGCAAGAAAGCCTCTACATCAAAATCCAAATCGTCTAATGTTGCATAAGTCTTGCAATACTCATTACGTTCCCTAGTGCCTTCCCTTACGAACAACTCAAAATCATTGAATAAATCTATTTTTAGTATCTCTAAGTTATTGCTTTTAACAACATCTAGAAGAGACTTTTTGACGTTCATTTTGCTCATTTCCTATCCCTCTTTTTTTTAGTCATTGCAATCCATAGGAATATGGTCTGCTAACTCTTGCCAATAACACCTATTATCATAATAACAAGTTTGACATTTTTGAATCTTTTCATTCATTACTTATTCTCCTTTAAGTTCGACAGGCTCATCTTTCCAAGACAATTCTTTTCCGATGAGCTTCTTAATGCTTCCTTTAGGAAGGTAACAGCAACCGGTATTTGCGTACCTCTGCCCATATAAATATACGACAGAGCAAATCCATAATGTATTACTTTCATTTCTGCAAGGTTTTTCTGCAAAAATATGTTCACAGCCACCTTTATCTACTGCTAACCATGACATAACTAATACTATATTTTTTTAATTAATAAATTACTTTTCTTATCAAATGGTTTATAACCACTACTGAGATACCAATCTAGAACAAATCTATCAGATTCATCTTTAACAAATTCCAATCCGATTGTCTTCACTCCATTTAACTTAGCCTGTTGTTCTGCGAGTTGTAACAGGCGTTGTGCAACACCATTTCTTCTATAAACAACATCAACCCAAAGAGCGTATATTAGAGCATCAGCCTTGCCGAAAATATCGCTAACATATAATGGAATAGATATTTGAACAGAGCCATGATTTTCTTCATCAGTTATTAAAATTCTGATTTCATCCTTCCATGTCTGTTTTTGTATCATATTCTATCCTCCAACTCTTTAAGTGCCAAGACTAACTCATTTTGAATATGAATTATAGTGCCTTCACTTAATTTTATTCTTTTTAAGCCAATCATCTTGGAAACATTATTAATGTGAACTATCGCTTTATCTTTGCTCATTTTCTATTTTTTTTAAAAGGGTCATAAAAACCCCACAGAAAAATTATTCCAACATACGAACAAAATAATAATACGATTGCTACAATGCCTCCTACGACATATAGTAGCCACATTGGTATTGTTATAGTCATTGCTTATCCTCCTTAGCTTTTTTAAGATAAAATTCTCTCCAATCTTCAAAAGTCCAATCTCTTGTGTTATGAGTAAGATTGAAAACTTCCGTATCTTTCTCTAACTGGAATAACAGCCAAGCGTAATCTTCATATCGCTGTCTTAGCAATCTCTTGCGACACAATCTTACATGCTTGTATAACTTATAATCAGCGGTTGCAGCATCAAAGATTATTTTACCTATTATTGCTAACAGATAAGCAGATATAACACCTAATGCAATCCAACCTAATATTGTAATTACTAAATCCATATTCTCTTCTTTTTTTTACCCTCCTTAGTAATTGATAATTTTCTGTGTTTTACGAACCTATATTCTTCTTCCGTTATGTTATATTTGTCAAGTATTTCCTTTGTTATAAACTTGAACTCTAATTGCATATCAGAACAGGTATCAGTCTCTGCGTTCTCTATGTCATGGTCATACGCATAAACAAAATCATTCTGGTTAGCATTCTTTCCATTAATGGCAAATACCTCCAAACGGCAAGGTAGCGTATTCATTGGTTCGATAACTAGCTTCATACACCTACACCTCCATTTCTAAGTTGATTTTAAAAGCAAATAGGATATGCTGTAACTCGTGAACGTAATTGATATACCCTCCCATAATATCATTATTTATTGAAACAGACCAACTAATACCGCCGTCTGTGCAAAGTTTAATTCTTGGAATACGACTATGCCTAAAGTATATTTGTCCCTTACTCCATCCATTCTTTTCCAATATGGCAATAGTAAGACTTACTGGCTTTATCTCATTAACATCAACAAGACAATATACTAACCCTTCTTTAGGGCAAGACAAGTCAAAGTGACTTTCGTCTCTAGGCTCTTTAACAACCATGATTTTGTTGTGATACATAACAACATCACCAACTATATATTTCTGTTCCATTCGCTTTAATCTTTGCTATTAATGAAATCCTCATACTCACCTATCGTGATTTCCTTGAAATCAGAGTTGTGCTTCTCGGCTCGGATGCTGTCATCAAAGTAAACGAAAATGCGGTCTTTGTGACGGAGGAGCTGAGTAATAGAGAAACGGCTAACTTGAGGGACTTCTATATTCAGTTCCTTCATTACCTTGAAATGGTTAGCAACTGATTTATAGGAGAGAAGAACGGAGGCTATTGCCTTGCCTTGCTTACAACGCTTGTTAGGCGCAATAGCTACATAGTAACCGTCTTCCAATTTTACACCGTCTATCTTCTTCCACACCTTCTTATCTAGCGTATCGTAACGCTCAGAAAGAACCCATATAGCGGTAATCTCGTACACTCTTGTGAGAGTTCTGTTAGGCTGATAGCCCTGATATTTTTCAAACTCGAAGCCTACGGCTTCTTCCACTCTTTTCATGTAGGCTTGATACTCTTTCTCTTCAGCATCGAGAATACCTTTAATGTATTCATAAGCGTTACTTCCCTGTTTTGTTTCGTATAACATATCTCTTTACTCCTCCTTAACTTCTTTAAAAATTACATTTTTATGGTCTGAGCGTTCTTTGATGCTACAAGGGTATAGCTGCCATACTTCACAAAACTTCTTACTATCAAAGAAGCACCCTTTGCAAGATTCTTTATCAGTCTCAGTAACTTCAAGAGTTACTCTTTCTCCAACTTCAAACTCTTTCATAATCAAAACACTATTCTATAGTCCTTTCCTCTCAAAGTGGGTCTCTTTTTGAGGATGAACTTTGTTAAATCTTCAAAATCTATCGGGAAGAGCGCACAATATTTATACTTCAATGTGCAGACAAATCTTCCGTTGAGCATAACATCAAATACAAATGATTTCATTGATTACCTCCTTCCTTTGGAAGTAAATCATCAATATAGAGCCATCCCTTAAAATATCTTTTAAAATCTTTAGGAGTCATATCATCACATACCCATCCTTCTGGATTACGGAAATATACACATAATTCCGTACTTCCGTTTTTGAACTTAACCAAACATGTAACGCAACATTCTCCTTGCTTAATGTTTGGCTTTTCGCTAGCAGTATGCCATAAGTCCTTAAGGAACTCTTCCTTAGTTAATCTCTTTTCCATTTTTTAGTCTCCTTCACATAAAGTTTCGTTAACCTCGTCATTGTATGTATGAGTAACCGGATTGTACTCAGAATGGGTTGCATCTACCCTACCTTTCCGGTTAGTGAAATAGATAGCATTTCCTTGGTCATAAAACCTGTACACTGTTATACTATCAACAACAAACAATTTCTCGACATTGAATTTGTCAACAGAATCCGAGATTTGGACTCTTGTACCCTTACCTTTGCAACCTACCAAAATGGCGGCAACGGCTATTATCATTATTACCTTTTTCATATCAACTTCTTTTCTTCTTGAAGAATACGTCATTCATCGTACCCTAATATACTAAAGAACTCATCCATTTTTGGATTTAGATTGTTTGCCATTAACATATATGCCGGAACGGAGCGACCGATGTTGCACTCTAACTTCAATGCATGTATCATTACTGAAGCTTGATGGCTTGAAATCTTAACCCTATCCAATCTGGAAAGTATTTCGCTCTGCGAATCTGCATTACGAAACACTTTCTTGATAAGAGTTTCTATGTACTTACGCTGCTTGTCCGTCATTGCTCTTATTGTGCTCAAGAGACTCAACCAAAGCCTTCAGACCATTGAAAGTAGCATCCACCAACTCCTTGCTATCGGAAGCATCAAAATACCAATTTCCAATAATCTTGCTATTATTTTCAGCAAACATCGTAATACTCGTATGAGTATTTGAAGACGACATCTGGATAGACTCCTTTGTTCTACCCATGAGGCTGGCAATCTTTGCCAACACCTCTACATATACATTATTCTTTTCCACTTTCTTCTTACAGTTTTTATGGTGTGTCTCACCTTTTTAAAATTAGTAACCTTGTTTCTTAATTACATTGCAAAGATACAAAGAATATTCGAAATATGCAAGTTGCTTAATGTATTTCTTATAGCTTTTAACACTCTATAATAATACAAACAAATAATTTGCTGACGTTAACACAAAAATCCCCACCACTACATTATTATATATAGTGATGGGGCAAACATTTAAAACAAAATAGCATTATGGATTTCTACGATTACTATCAAACTAAATCGTCCACATAAGCCCATTTATAGATGGCGTTTGATTTCGTGAACCTATTCCACCATTCCTCGCCTAAGAAATTCAGATGCTTGAAACGCTTGCGAACCTTGGTCAGACCGACAATGCGTCTGTTATACTCAGGCAGCTCTTCAACAGAATGCCAAGCACCTTCTTTTTGATATTTCATTCCCAACTCCAAGGCTTGCTTGGCTACCTGCCTTGCACCTTGACTAAAGTCTATCTTATCAATCAACAATTCTAAGTCCATAATCAAATAACTTTTATGTTAACTTTGTCTTCAAAAAAAGCTTCTAGCACTTCCTTGGCTTTTGCATCTGCTTCATCCAAGTCTTTGCATTTGACTACTTGAACACCATAACCTATAGGGTTACGCAATTCATAAATACCATCAGCCTTTACCAAGCGAAGGAAAATATCTCCACCTTTGAAGCGGTACGAATATCCTCCTGTTGCCTCGTTCCATTGTCTAACTATGTTCCTCACCGCCATAATATCTTTGCACTTTTTCCAATGTAGCATTAGCACCCTCAATGTAGGCTGCGATAATGACATTTCTATATAGCTCACTATTTTCCTTATCAATTCCAACCAAGCCTTCTGTTGATTTCAAAGGCTCAATTGTAAATTTATAAGCCTCCTCTACTATCCAGCTAGGAACACCATTTGAAATCAAATTCTTACAATACTCATTCATGATTTTACCTTTTAAAATTAGTGGATGACAAGGGATTTAAACCCTTGTTGGTGTCAACACCTCCCCAGTGACCTGGTACACGGAATGTTTAATCAGAAAATCCGCTCCAAGTTTGCGAGGGTCGCATTGCTTTCAGTTGCCAATGCCACTCATCCGTTTGTCAGCGACAGATGCGAATTTGAAGATTGTGCACCATTCCCAACCTTGCCCAAGGGTTTCTGCCGCTGACTAATAGGCATTTGCCAATGGTTGTCGGCAAATTTTAAGTGTTCACATCTTACGATGCGGTATTAACTATCTCCCTGCCCAAGGGAACAACCATTAGCGATAGGCTATTTGTAGTTATGAAACATTCAAATAAAGCCGTGCGACTCCTAGTTTATCATCATGCCCCCACGCAAGGCATCACACGGCTTTGGCACGTGGGTATTTGGTAGATTATGGCTTTCCTACCTCGTCTTTCTTATATCATTCCGCTGCCATCCTGCCGCCCAGTCTACCGGAGCTGCATTACAGCAGTGAAAAGATGTATTCACATTATATAAGGCTGCTCTGAACTCATCCAATTCTTCTGCCGAGAACGGACAATCCTTGTTTACCCGCCTTTTCATAATTTCACTACCTTATAGCCAAGCCGACTTGCAAGATCAAGAAAAATATTAAAGTATTCCTGTGCAACTTCTGTTCCTGATACTACGCCATTTTCAAACGTGAAGTAACGCTTTGTATTGTAAAGCGTATCTTCCAAGCAATAAGTTTCTTTCATTTCTTCTTTCTAATCAATTGTAAACAACCTTTCGACTGGTCTCTTTGTTATATTCGGGTTAAGAGAGTTTGTTACTTCCTTTTCCCAAACACATCTGAACTCTTGGGGCATCTGATACTCGCTGATAAATACCTTATGACCTCTTCTAGCCATTTCCATGCACCATATATAGAATCTTTCGTAATCGAAATTCTTTGATACATCATACTTTTTCGTAGCTTTGTAAGGCAAATCGCAATACACTATACTCCTATCCGGTATCACAAGTTCATCATAACTGCCGCTATAAAACTCGACACCTTTGAGAAGAGGCACATCACGCATTGTATTTTCTATCTGCTCCCTTATGTAATCTCTTGCCTTTCCGTTCTTGCCGACAACATTATGTCCGCTATAGCCACCATCAAAGAAACGTCCATTAAAGCTCGCCATAAAGCCAATTAGTCCGACACCTGCTTCTGTGAAGAATTTATTCTTTCCGTGATAGCAGTCTCTTGCAAAGTTATACAACGTCTTACTAATATGGTTGAAGACAAACCCATCATTCTGAAGATACTTCCACATTTCGATAAGATACCTATTCTTATCGTTGGCAATCCTTCGATACGTGTCCGGAACGTTCTCAATAACGCTACAGCCACCACAGAAAGCATCTACAAACGTATCATGTTCTTTATCAAGCATAATCGGCAATATTTCATGCACGATTCTAGCCTTGCTACCCATATACTTCATTGCAATAGTTTCTTTATCATTTTAACCCCTCGCTTGCCAAATTTTCGCTCGACAACCGCATTGTAACTCACTCCATCAATGGAACACTCATCCGGATAGCACTCTTCAAGCCAATCTGTGAACTTCAGCAGATTGAAGACTAACTCTTTTCTCGCTAAAAGAAACCGCATATCTATGAATTTTCCAAAGCTTATTCCAAAGATTTTCTGAAACTCATTACCTATCGGCAAGAACTCACTTGGTTCTTTTTTCATCAGCTTGCTTTCTTAGATGTCACACTATCCAGAGGATAGTCACTCTTCATAAAGTCACTAATTCCTATGTAAGTTCGCTGTAAATCTTTCTCATCGTCCTTCAGGTCTTCCGTTGCGTTGATAGCCGCCTCATTCAAAGTCTGTTCGTCAAAGACACCTTTTCTTACCTTATCGAAATAAGAAAGAATTTCTTTTGTCATCAAATGGTCAGCCAATCTCTTGAAATCCTTATCCATCACTAATGCCATGAAGTCATAAGAGTTTTCAAAGGCCAAGATAGGAGCAAAATCCTTGAACGCTTGCATTAAGTTTACATGCAAATCTTCATACAGCTTACGGATGATATTCTCATAAGTTCCCAAACAAAGGTTGGTCAGATTGTACAGAATGATTGCATTCGCATAAACTCCCGATTTTTCACCAATCCCTAAGTTCTGTAATCTTAAAGCAAGCTTATCTCGCAACTTATACAAGTCTCCACTAATCTTGTCATAGAACGTCATTGCGAATTCTTCATTAAAATCTGCATTAGGAACATAAGCGTCATAATACTTAACCACCTTTCGAAGGTTCTTCTTGCAGTCCACCCACTTCTTCTTAACTTCAAACCTAACGCATTTCTTCTTCAGAATACTTTTTTCGATTTTCTGCATAAAGCACTCTGCTAAGACCATTTCGACATATACATACTGCTGAAGATAAGCCCTAGTAACGACCATAACCTTATTCACTTCGGTTTCGGTCATTCCATTCGGAACACTGATAATTATCTTCTTGCCACCTACGTTCAACAAGACTCTTCTGAAACAATTAACACTAGGCATGATGCTTTCTGTTTGAATATTCTACTACCTTATTATAGCACTCCGTTCTCACCAAATCCTCGACCCGATTCAATGTGCAAGCCTCATGAGTATCATTCATATTGACTTGTGGACAGCAAATCTGATAAAAAAACTTTGTTCTGATGGTAAAACCAAAGAACTTGATTTGCTCCTTGAATACCCGACCGGACACCACCTTATCAAGTTTCTTCTTGCCATCGAAGAGATTCAAACTCTCTTCTCTACGATATACAATATCGGTCTTAACCGAAAAAATCTTTCCGAACATAACTATTCATCCAAATTCCTAAGCGTTTCCAAACTCTCATCATTATCAACATCATAGCCGATACGATATTCGTTACCAATTCTTGCACCAATGTATACCTCTTCGGCATCCAAGATATAACGGGACATCTGTTCACGAACCTTTATCTGTTCTTCATTCAACCCAAGTACATCAAAGCACTCTTCCTGCAATGACTTATATGGTTTCGTTCCCATATATGAGACATAAGCCAGCTTGCCTTCCTGATGCAATGGCTCCCACTTCTCCCACCAATGGTTGCGATACTCCAAGATACCTCTTTCTACTCCATCGGCACAAACATATTTAACTATTCGTATTCTCATTATCAACCTTTTTTAAAACAACTTTAACTGTCTTTCCTTGGCACTTGAACACACGAGACTTAATCTTGTATGTAAGATTGTTAATTACGACTTTATCCCCTACACAAGGCATAAAATGGAAATCGTAATTTTTCAAAATGATACTGCCTTCATACTCGAATTCAACCATTTTTCTGCTCTCCTAATGTTTCCCTATATTTATCTAACATTATTGAATTAATCTCAGACCAAAAAGTTACAATTACGTCCTTGTAATCAATATTATGATTCTGTGCTATAAAATTTCCTGCACTGACAAAATCAAAATAGCCTTCAATCGTCTCTTGTGTACCTGTACATGTACATGTTATGCCATTCTTGACATACTTAGCCACAAAATAATAGCATTTCTTCATCGCAACAACTCCCTAATAAATTCGTTACGCATCGGCTCAACGATGCTTGTATACAAACTCTGCTTATCTTCGGGAATATCATCCGGTGTAATAGAGAACATCAACAAATAAGACATCGGAATCTCCAATACCTTGCATATTGCATCAATCTTACTCTTACGTGGAAACGTTCTTCCGGTCTCCATAAACAACATATTTGTCTCACTACAACCGATAGCCTTACCAAGTTGTCGTTGGGTCAAGCCCTTGCTTACCCTCATTGTCTTAATCGCCTTTCCTAAATCCATTTAACCTCCTATTTTAAATTTTCAAATCTATTCTTAATTGCAATCATGGCATCATTGACACCATCCTTATATCCAACAGAATACAAGGAACAATCCTCTTCGCTCGGTTTTCCGGTTTTTGATTTCAAAAACTCTTCTATCTCACGGAAACCATACTCCAAGAATCTGAGAAACATAGCGTTCTTCGTGATAGCTGGTCGTAGAACATCTTTAACCCAATCCCAGCCATCACCATAACCCAAAGTGAAATTAGAATTATTACAATATCTCACTTTCGGCTCATCCAACCATTGTTTTATTATTTCCTTTTTTCTCATCATTCCCAGTTTTTATGGTGTGTCTCACCTTTTCAAATTAATAACCTTTATTTCTTAATTGCAATGCAAAGATACAAAGAATATTCAAAATATGCAAGCATTTTAATGTGTTTCTTTATTTTATTAATGTATTTTAATTGTTTAATATAGTTTCTACCATTTATTTTAAACTTTTTACATTTTTCTCTTTCTCAAACACTCTTTCTACTATCACCTTTATCCTTAATTTCGTCTTACTATGTTCTTTAACGTGTGCCTTACGCTTTGTAGTTTTTGCACCTTGCAGCAATTTCTGTCAGTCTCTTCCCTTGTACTTTCGTAGTGCTACCTTTCTTGCATTTCAAGACATTTCCTGTACTTGTATTTTGTATTTCCAAGAAATGGATGCAACAAAAGTAACTTCTAAAATTCTTATCCATTTGCCATTTCCTTTTTAAGTTTCTTTCTTTGAGCCAAGAACATAACAATCTCCTCGAAATCATCGCAATTCAAGAGCATTTGTCCAACCTGCCATTCCGCTGCTTTCTGCTTGGCATCCTCCATGCCCTTTGCTAAGAATGTGATTTTCTTGTCTTGGCTTCGATTCTCTACAGTAACTTCAAGTGTACCATATTCAAGTTCGGTAGTCTTCATACTGAGACCTTCATCAAATATCCTCAACAAATGATTAAAAAGATTACTTCTTTCCATGTTTCAACCTTTCATTTTCTTGTTTCAACAAGTCCTCAAATTCCTTGCGCTTTGCTCGCATAATCTCGAACCATTTACTTGGTGTTATAGGACACCCCATAAGCCAATGGTCGAAGTTTGGAACAGGCAAATTGAACTCTCTAGCTTCAATAGTATAATCGTACCACTTCAACAACTCTTCTTCGGGAGCTTCCTTTTCAATATCTGTTACAATAGTAGCCATATCGAAAGTCAAATCGCCACAATTAGCTATTCCTCCAACTTGGTCACCTATCCAAAATGTCTCCGGATTATCTAATCCGTAAAATTCATGCTTCTCACAGAATGCCTTCAAGTAAGCATTGCAAGCATTCTCGTAATCATTCTTTAATTTCTCCTTATCCATATCACATATCCTTAAAAAGTTTTTTAATCTTGCTCTTCTCCACCTTTGGATGGGAGCACATCACAACTTGCGTACTTGGGTCATGTCTTACCTGCCATTCGCAAGTATTACACCCCAAATCACCAACTTTATTAATTGCATTGGTGTATCTGCCTTTCTCACCATAGGGGCAATCGGTAACAAAATCCTTTCGTCCCCAGATGTACTCATCTATCTTGTATGAGATAGCATTTGCTTTCTCCTTTTTCTCGTTAATATTTAAAAACATCATATCGTCAATATTTAAAATAAGCATAGCTGACCATCATCAGCGACCTTAACATTACTCTCAGAAAACCAAAGTTCCTTGAATATTCTCTCCATGCATGCTACGACTATAGAATTTCCAGCAGCCTTTTGAAGACTTGACTTCGACACTCCACTTTCAAGCATCTTGTCTATATATTCTTCGTCAACGTTCATTAAGCGGAAGAGTTCTCTCGGAGTCAAACGCCTAATGCGCAACCTTGTCTCTCCAAGCACAACCAAGGAGTCCTTGCTCGCAGATGTAATGGTATTGGCTATATTCTTTCCAAGCTCGACCTTTGGACTATGTATTTCGCCTTTTATCCACTTCCCTTCAGAGCGAGTTCTTATAGCTGCACTCATAGGCTCTTTCCATTCATTTGACACAAATTTCTCTTTACATAGCAGAGCATCGCTCATAAAGTACTTTTCGTCCACATTTTCCTCCAAGACATCTACCAAATGTTTCTTCAGCTTTGTCTTTCTCGGAAAATGATAATCTATCTTATCACCATCATTTCGTATAGAGAGCATGAAGACACGCTTTCTGTTCTGAGGAACACCGCAGTCGGCTGCATTTACCACCTTAGCATAGTTAACATATCCGTAGGATTCCAACTCCTTGCGCCACTTGTTGAAGAACCCGATAAACTTTGTTTGAACCAAAGCCTCTACATTCTCCATTAAGAGGTATTTCGGCCTCTTGGTAATAATGGCGTTTCTTGTAAACCAAAGGATAGAGGAACGTGTATTGCTTCCCTCCTCTATTCCTTTCTGCTTTCCGGCTTGCGAAACAGACTGGCAAGGTGTTGAGTATGTCAACAAGTCAAAGTCAGCAACCTTGCTCCAATCTATCTTGGTCATATCACCAAAGTTCTTGCCGGACAGACTAGGAAAACAAGCGTTATGCAATGTTATTGCGCTTGGCTCTATCTCAGACCATCCGATGCACTCGTAATCGAAATCAGAATGTTTCTTCTTCAGTCGCTCCAAAGCCATCAGTTGAGAGTCATATCCGGCACATAGTTCGAATGTCCGTATCTTCATTTCTCTAAGCTTTTGAATTAACTCTTAACCCTGCCTTAATCTCGGCAGCTATTCTACCTTCGTTTGCCAATCTGTCGCAAAGCTCGTTATATTCAACTCCCGAATGGCTCTTCACCTTGCGCCAAGTGATGTGTGCTACATGAGCGGAATGTTTTCTAAACTTCTCCATCAAATCTAAGTTCTTGTGTGCAGAATAAACACCGCTCAAAGTTTTAAGTGCATATTGGCTATCACTATGAACCGTCACAACCGCACCTTGTGGGCAATGACCAACACCACAGATGATAGCCAAAAGCTCCATACGGCTAATTGTCGTGTCTATAGTTCCGTAGTTTCCCTGCTTATATACCTTGCCTTCGTGTAAAATCACATAGGCAGCACCACCAGTGAACTTTCTTCGCTTGGTATCAGTCCTCAGTACTGCAGAACCATCTGTCCACACTTCGTAGCAGTCGTGCATCTTCTCTTCCTTGGTCTTGAACTTGAAACCATGCTTGCGGTAAGTCTGGCTTGGATTTTTCAAGGAATTCCATTTCTTGACCAAATCCTCCCATTTCTTAGGGACTTTACCACTTGGAAGCAACCATCCGACATCATCGAAGCGACCATAAAGCCACTTTAGATTGTCTTTCATAAAACCTGCCATCGAGCAATACATTGTAAACTCTTCATAAGTTGGCTTTGCAACGCTTCTGTGCTCATCCCCCTTCGTTTGTCTTCTTTCTCCCATAGCTTCTTTCTTTTCTTAGTTTCTTTAATCAACCTCACACACATACGAGTAGTTTACTATACGTAAGTGAAATATACTTCGTATATTCCCCTTACCTTTACAAACTCCCTTACGAGTGCAGGTTATTTATTGATTCTCTCGTCTACTATTATTACGTTCGATTTTTTACCCACTTCATCTTTCGCTCAATAATTTTTGGGTTCGTTCCACTCTTCGACTTAGATACTTGGCTTTTTAGGACTTTGTATTTGTTAGCGCATCGCAGTTGACCCTTTCGATATTTTGCCGAAATGATGATAAGATTTCCAAACGCATCATAATAATGCCAATTGTTAGTACAAGCACATGCGTCTATTCCGACTTCTGTACATTGGACTATTTTTTTTACCGCACCAGACTTAACAAGCTTCTTGATAGTCTTCCCAACTTGGTATCTAGTTGAACAGGTATCTTTCATCATGCTGGTGTATGAATAACTTGTGTACTTTTCATTGAATGGTCTTTCCAACATACGAGCTTCCGTTTTTTTGGCACTACGTACACTTTTAATCGTATTCCCATTGACGGCTCTACAATGCGTATTGGAGACATCTTCAATGACATTGATTTTGTTACTCACAACGACATCACACAAAAGACTTCTCAACTGAGGCAAGGTCAGTTTAGTTATCTCGCATCGTCTTGTCTTGTAGCTGTACTGGAAACTGTCATACAACCTGTTCGCTATGATTCTCTTCACACCGAACTTGTTAGTTTCAATTCTACAATATCCAAATTTAACTGATAAATCCAAATATTGTTTGAAATCTTTCTTGTTGTAGCCCATCACTTTAGCTGCTTGGTTTGTAGATCTAAAATGAAGGTCTGATGCACGGAATAGAAATTTTATCTTTAAGGCAAAACAAAATCCCACCAAGCGATTCTTATCGCCTAGTGCAATTTTAGCTTGCTTGATACCAATTCTAATCTGATGCATAATAACTCGTTTCCTTATTTGTTTAACTTATCTGTGTTTCGCCTACTCCAACAATTATTGCCCATTGCTAACCTAGAGCAATCTAAGAATGTTTCGACTCAAAACAAGGATTCTAAAAAGAAATCCTTACCCTTCATTCGTCTGACACCGAAATCTAGGTAAGGATTATCGTGATGTGGCTTTCGCCACGGAAAATCTTATTGATTCTTGTAAGCGTGTCAGCACCAACAAAGCACGCTGCAAAGATACTAATTTATTTTCAAACTGCAAGGGTTTTAATGTGTTCTTCTGCTCTTATTGCGCATTTTTAACACACAACACAATTTTAGTTACCTATACAAAACTACAAATACATTAAACCGCTTGCAAATTTAACATTTAACACTCTAAGGCATTTTCAAGACAAAAAAAAGAGCAACCACCATCACTGGCAGCTGCTCCATAAGTTGTTACCTTAAACCAATCTAAAACCTTAATAACTAAAAACCAACCTAATAAAATAACTTTTTCTTATATTTTACCGTGAGAAAGAAAATCATTGTAACCAGCATCAAGGAAACGACCCAAAAGGAAATCATACCGAATTTCCAATAGAACAAATCCCATCCCTCCAAGTCTTTCTCAATATATTCCTTTTTGGTCTGGGCGATACTCAATTCTCTATTTAGGCTATCCCTCTGAGCCTTGTATATACTCGCTCGCTCTGCTATCTCCTTATAATGAATAAGGCTATCACGAACCTTGGATAGTTCCTTGCTGTCCCTGTATCTAATCTCTATATGAGTAGAATCCTTACCTAGAACCTTACCACTCTCATCTACCCTTGTCTTGACATCATCCTTGATGTAAGTGGAATCCTTAACCTGCTTTTCGGTCTGCTCCCAATGATAAGATAGCAAGCTGTCCTGAATAAGCTTGACCCTTTCGTTGATAATTGAGTCCCAATGGGCGTAAGTAGTAGTGTCTCGCACCACCTTTTCCACTTCTACATATCTTGTTGTCCGGCATCCGTACATCATCAGCATGATGAAGAAACCTACCAATATGGTAACGAGCCAACGCCACCAATCAAATCTAAGCTCCATATCAACCTCCTTTTTGAGTGCAAAGGTACAAATAAAACCAAAAGGAACGATTTCTTCGCCCACTCTTTCTTTTTCAAAATTTCAAAAGTGAAGAAAAAACCACCACCCAATTAAGAATGATGGTCTTACTAATGCCTTAGTTGAGCCTGTGTCTCGTAAGATTACCAAGTGATTATCTTTCCGTTATTACATACGAGCTTTCCGTATTGTATATTTCCAACCCTGCGAAGCCATCCATGCAGGTTCACACTTTGCTTTGGGTCATTGTTCACAATCGCATTGAGAAAGGCAATTCGTGACACCTTCAGCTTATCGAACAACGCCCATTGACCTTGTTTGTATGAATTGATAGCAGCTAAGGTCATATTACCCATGATGCCATCAGCTTTTGTTCCTACGATAGTTTGAATCTTTTGTACGGCTCTGCTTACTCCACTATTATAAGCAAAGTCAACCAAGAGATTAGCCACTGACTGGTTGTTGATTTGGTCAGCCTTGCAAGCATCCCAATAATATTTCTTGAATATGTGATGCCATTGTTCATCGGTTATCTTCTTCAAGTCCGATGCGGTCTTACTAGCACCATAAACTTTACGGAACGTCTCTAGGGTCACACCTTTCATCGTTGCGCCTCCCCTGTCACTCTTTTTGTTAGAATATCCACCCTCGAATGAGAGAATGAATGGTTTTAAAATACTTGAGTCTGCCATAGTCTATTTATCTTTTTCGCTTTGATGTTCGCCACGTTCCCCTATAGTCTTGGTAATGCCAGCCGTGACGAACAAACTAGCCACACTACCAACAAATGCACTTAACCCCATCAAATCGGTCTTGATAGTCCCATAAGTTACCACTTCCCACACTAAGATAAAGCAGACAACCAGGAGCATCAAGAGACCTATCAGAGTAACGGACACTAAGAAGAATGCCTTGCTTGAATGTCCGCTATTAACTTGTATGAGTAATTTCAGATACTTAACCATATTTTAATCCTCCCTGTCACGATATATCTCATTTTCTTCCTTTTCAACCAACGTTTCTAAGGATTCTCGCTTTCTTGGTGGGGTTCTAAGTTGGCATCCATCCTTGATGCATCTGTTCCATTGTGCCTCATGCAAGGCAAGCTTCAAATCGTTCTTCTCATCCCTTAGATTGCGTATGGTAATACGATACTGATTGATTTCCTCATACAATTCATCTACTTTACTATTAAGATTAACGACCGACTCGTTGGAACGTTCATAGAGAGCCTTCCACTCATCGGCATATAATGAAATAGTCTTATTCTCTTCCTGTGATGCGAGTGCCGCCTCCTTTCGTTTTCTACTATTATAGTACAGCAACGTGGAGATAACTCCCGATGCGCAAAGAAGATTAATTCCCGTCTGTATTAATTGAATAGTTTCCGCTGTCATTTCCTTATGTTTTTTGTTGCAAAGATAGCTATTTATATATAATAATGTGAAAATAGCCGAGTCAGAAAACTACACAATTAATTTTTGTGCAAATAATTAAATATTTCCTTAAACAAAGTTATAACACATTAAATTATTTGCTCTATCAATAAAATCTCATTACCTTTGCAAATACAGGTGAGTCACACCATAAAAAACTGAATAAAAATGAAGATAATAGAACAAGATACAATAGACATCATTAAGGCGCACATAAATGAACGACCAAGATACAAGTTGGCACAAAGAATGGGTGTCAGCGTGAAATTCTTGTATAAGATTCTACATGATTGCAATTGTAAAATCGAACATAAAAGACCTGTTCCGAAACCCAACAAGAAGCGTGATGAACAAATTGCAAAGCTTTACACCAACCATTCAGTCAAAGAGATTGCCGAGATTATAGGGTGTCATCCGTCTACAGTAGGAAAGGCGGCAAAAAGACTAAAGCTTACTCATTCGAATGAAACTATCGAAAGACTTAAAAAGAACAGTTTGGCAAATTTAAAGAAAGCGTATGAGAAAGCAACAATAAGTAAAAGGGTAAAAAGCTGGCAAAGAACCATGCAGATGGAGAAATTCAGAGTTATATCCTGCATTCCGCAACAGACAAGATTCAAATTTGCGGATATGCCTATAAAAGCATATCATGCCAAGTACAATCTCATAACAAAACATGGATATTTCGCTTTCGAAGGTGAGCCATACATTTTAGGTTATGACCGGAATACTCATAGGATGAATGAAGAATACTATAAGAACAAATATGGATTTTCTTTTGAGGAGGATGAAGAATGCCAAGAAGATTAACAAAAGAACAGATAGACTATATTAAAGTCCACATCAATGACTACCCACGAAAGGAAGTAGCCAAGGCTGCTGGTGTTACACTACACACCTTATATAAATATATCACTATTTTAGGTGGCACAAAAATAGACAACAAGTTGAGTAAAGAAACCATCAGCCAAATTTCCGTCATGTACCAAACGATGACAGCAAGGGAAATTTCCGAAGTGTTGAATATTCCTCAATCTACAATATTAGGACAAGTCAGTAAGCTTGGTTTAAAACACAATGTAGAAACGATAAATAGAATTCGTAAAGAGCGAAACAAGTCTCTAAGAAACTATTGGAATAAAGAAAGATATGCAAGTAAAGGAAGAAAACTTCACATGCAATACAAAATGGATGAACTTAGAGTTATGTCGGGCAAGCCGCAAGAGACAAAGTTGAGGATAAGAAAGCTCTCCTCAAAGGCTTTGAATGCTAAGATGTATTTGCGAAAGTCTTATAACTATTTCTACTCTAAGGGTGAGCCGTTCATTCTCTGCTATGACTCCGAGACAAAAAGACACCCTAAAGAGGAATACTATACTGAAAAGTTTGGTTTCAAGTTCGTGTGTGCTTAATTTCTGTTTGCTGTTCCGTTTGCATTTTTCGTTTTCTGCAAACGGAATTTGCAAACAAGCCTTTGATTTCCATGCATCCGGAAGTATGATATTACCTCCTATCACCTTAACTACTTGATTATTAGCGATTAAAAGAAAGTTTGATAGAGTTATTTAATCTTATCCTTATTATTCGTAACTTTGCAGCCGTAACGTTACATAGAGTTAGTTTAATTAAGGTTTAACACAAAAAGATTATTCTTATGGAGACATCAAAAACTTATGTTTTTAATCCAGAGGGTTCAGGTAACAATGGAGGAATGATGAGCTTGATAGCTCCTTTGCTCCAACAGAGAGGCGTTGATCCAAACGTTCTTCTTGCGATGAAGGGTAATAACGGATTCGGCAATGGTGATGGTTCTTGGTTCATTTGGCTGCTCTTTATCCTTTGCTTCTGCGGTTGGGGCGGTAATGGTTTCGGCTTTGGTGGCCGTGGCAATGGCGGAGGTCTTGCTAACGAAATCAACAATGACTATGGTCGTTCCTTGCTTATGGATGCTATCGGTGGCAATCGTAATGCACTCAGTAATCTCGCTACTCAGCTCAATTGTACTGAAGGACAGATTCAACAAGCAATCTCTGCCTTGACAACCCAAGTTCAGAACGTGGGCAACCAAGTAGGCATGAGCGGAATGCAAACCATCAACGCTCTTCAGCAAGGTAACATGCAGATTGCATCACAACTCGCTGATTGCTGCTGCCGTGTTAATAACAATATTACGGCTATGGACGGAAACGTCAAGTTGGCTATGTGTCAGCAGACTGGCACTTTGCAGAATGCCATCAACAATGTAGCCGTAAGTCAGGAACGAGGCTTTTCTAATGTTGCTTTCGAAACCAAGGGTCAGACATGCGACATTTTGAATGCTATTAAAGATAGTACTCAGACCGTAGTTAATGGCCAACGCCAAGCAGAACTCAGAGATATGCAGGACAAGATAGACCATCTTCGTGAAGAGAATGGAACTTATAAGTCTTCTGCCATGACTTCGCAGATTGTAGGTCAAGCTATGGCACCTGTCAACGCGATGTTGGCTGGCTTGCAAAAAGAGGTAGATGGTATCAAGTGTAAGCTTCCATCAACTGTCACAACCAGCTACAGTCCATTTACTGCTGTTCCAAATTGTGTTGCTTGGCAAACAGGCTTATATGGTCTGAATGGTGTCAACAATGCAAGCTTTTGGGGTTAATTAGGAAAGGAGGCTGCTATGTTATGGATGAGACCTTTTGCATGGGTTAATCGTAACGGCTCGGCAGCTATCGCATCTACAGGCGTGGTGGTGAACACCGAAAATGTCGTTTTCTCGTTCAGAAACCACGCCTTCGTGAATGCTAACTATAGGGGAACTATCTTTGTGAACCTACATCAAGCTATTCCGACTGGTACGACAAATACGCTGCCAATCCTTTTCGAGACCAATGGCGTAACCCAAGCTGTAACTAAGTTCAACGGCAATCCTTTGACGGTAGCCGACATTGCAGGAACTGGAGTTTATCAGTTTTGGTTCGAGCGAGATACTAACACCCTTCAGCTAATGACGGGTATTGTTTAACAATTAACATTACAAAGCTATGTTTCAAGGACTTCGACCTAACAGCATATTCTATGTGCTTGACAAGGGTGAAAACCCAAGTCTTAAAATCGGACAGGTTGTATCGGTCAGTAACCCACAACCTAAGTTCCCAACATATACTCCTGGGCAATTCAACCCACAACCAATGGAGACTACCGTTGATGTTGTCGTAAAATTGCCTAATGAACAAATGGAGTTCAAACAACTCCCATCCAATATGCAAATTGCAAATTCGGAAAACCTCGTGGTTTCTGAAAGCCGTGAAGCTATGGATGCGGAAGTTGAGGCTATGTATCGGCATTCTAAGGAGATTGTGGAAAGCGAGCCATACCACAAAAAGGTTATGGAAGAGTGCGCAAAGATGCGTGCCGTATTGAATCCACAAATAGCCAAAGACAGACAACAGGAAGAAGACATCAATAACCTCAAAAGCGAGGTTAGCGGAATGAAGGGAACTTTGACCGATATTAAGTCTATGTTGTCAGTGGCTTTGGAAAAAGTTAATACAAAAAAGTAAATCATTATGGGATACATGATAGAAATTACCGAAAACAAGGTAAATGAAATGTCAGAACTTGTAGAGAAGATGCTTAAGTATGGTGGTAAACTCATGCACTGCATTGATGAAATGGGGGATGACAAGTATGGACGAATGGGTCACAGAAACCCAATGCCGGATTACCGAGACAATTGGGATGACGATGATGACCGCTATGGTGAAAGACATGGTGGTCGCAGAGGTGGCGGTTATCGCTATTAGTATTACACTTTGAGGTGGGGAGAAATCTCCACCTCCTTTAAAAGCTTTTATTATGGGAAGATACAAAATACCACTTGACGCATACGATATGAAGCCGGAAGGGATGATTGCATACCTTCGCTACAATGGCTGGCACTTCAATAAAAAGATGTGCGACTGGGCTATTACCTTAATGCGCAAGACAAACGCAACAACTGGTAAGCTCGAAAAAGTTGAACCGACAGAAAAAGATACAGTCGAGGAACTTCTTAAAGTCAACAACGTAAAGTTGGAGAATGCCGACAATTACGATTTCGTTTATGTCGCAAACATGGCTAGAGCCGATTTCTTTAAGTCTTCTTTAAAAGACGAAGCTGCTTTGGCTCAATTCATTAAGGATATGGTGGATGACCCAGACCAAGCGGACGGATTTATTTTCAATAGATTTTATGCCGATTGCAACCATAATGGTATCGGCATTCCATGGGATGATGTATTATGATTAAACAAGAAATTTACTTGGAGAAATACGATTGGAATGTGATTGTATGTCATATAGCTAATCAAGAAGATGTTGACGAAGCTATGGACTTACTAAGTTCCATTGATTGTAAGGGGCAACCATTATTGGATGCATACGACCACATTTCAACCGATTCTTCAAACAAAGGATTGACATACACAAATGTTTCAAAGAAAACAAGTGTTGTGCTCATTTGCAAGTCTACTTCTGAAGGTGAGTATATAAATAGTCTCACACATGAAATGTTTCATGTAGTAGCACATATATGCAACCATCTGGGAATAGATATGCAAGGCGAAGAACCATGCTATCTTATGGGATGGCTCTGTCAGTCGATATTATAGAAGATTTCCTTATAAGTTTAACTTGGCGGGCAGACCTTGGATTTTTCCATCTGCCCTCCTATAAAATTACAAGAATATGAGTTGTTCGAAAATCAAAAATTACCTTTATGAACGTTTTAATGAGGATTTTAACGTTCTATCTGAGAATGAAAATCGAGTTATCATTACATTTGATGATAATGACTTGTCGGTACTCGTAAACAAGATGGAGAATAAATTATTCATTCTCGTTCCGCTAACTAATATGCATTCGTTTGAACATCATCCGGATTGGATCTTGGTAGATGGCGAACGCATCAATAGCAACCTATTTTGGAAGGAATGCGGCAACCAAGTGATAGAATATCAAGGTGATGCCCCTATAGCTATCAAGCAAGACACCATAGAGAGAATTGTTAATGATTTCATTAAAAACAGATAACGTTTTAAAATTTGCATTAATTTATTTGCAAAGCCATCTTTTTTGTCGTATCTTTGCATTGTAATAAAAATGGTGAGACACACCGAAACAACTGTGTTTTACAAACTTAATTTTCGTAGATAAAGATATTAATATATCAATATAGAAAAAAGCAAAATTATGACAGAAAAAGGATATTTAATCAAGAAAAAAGTATTATTCATTGATTTAGATGACACGATTATTACAACTATATCAGGAAACACCTTTCCTACAGATGTAACAGATTTCAAAATCCGTAAAGAGGTTTTGGATAAGATTGTAGATGCATTCCCTACTCTTTACTATGTTGAAATAGTCTCAAACCAAGGAGGCATCCCTCAATTTGTTGACGAACAGGATTTTATCGGCAAGATTAAGGCTATTGAAAGCTTTATGCAAAAATATCTTCGCAATCATACCGGACGAAATATCTTCGTCAACTCTATGTATTGTCCATCGAATGCAGAAATAGATATGCGAAAGCCAAATACAGGAATGCTAGAATCATATTCTTCTTGGGAAAAAAGAGAGTTGATAATGATAGGCGATGCTAGTGGAAAAGAAGGTGACTTCTCGGACTCCGACAAACAATGTGCGGAGAATTTCGGTATTGAGTACATAGATATAGAAGACTTCTTGAAAATGTAAAAACAAAAAAAAGGAAAGTCAGAGTGATTGTTGCAAAAATTGCAACGTCACTCACGCAAACTGAAACAAAAAAGAGAGGCAATCACTTACCTCTCTTACTCAACTTGTAAGGAACACTTACATGTTCAACTATTAGGATAGAAGTAGAAGCAAAATTCCCCTATACTATTGGCGTAGTATAGGGGAATATTACATTCCTGCTCGGAAATGCGATGCTCTTAAAAGTGCTGCTCTAAAAAGCACTGCAAATATAGACAATAATTCCGAAACCACCAAATTTTTCATCATTAATTTGTTAGATACAGATACAATCCTTCCACGAACCACATTATCAATATCATAGTTGATGATGTCACCCAAGCCATGAAGAACTTATCTATCGTT